TTGGTAGGAGATGACGCAAATGCCGTTCTCGTTGGAACTCCCAATGAACACGCCTGATTGGACGGACGTGGGCAGTGGGGTTAGGGAATCCCACAAAGCCGCCCTCGGCGTGAACAGGCGCACCGGCGTGCCGACCGTGATGCCGTCCAATGGGATACGCCACAACGGCATGTAGGCGTCAACCGCGCCGGACAGTATCTTCCCTGACGGGATGGTCGGGTCGGCGGCAGTCGTCGCATTCGGCGTGCCCTTCAACACGGTCAATTCCACACTCTCGATACCCACATCCCCGGTATCGCCGGAAGAGTTGCGATGGTAGTGCGCGCAAATGATGTCATTGCGTTTCATGCCCTGCGATCCGTTGGAGATCGTCACCGATTCAGCCGCCGTGATATGCCAGTCCAAACCCTGTATCGACGCGCAACCCGTACCGATGGTGGCCCTGTTCGCACTGCCCATCGTGCACTTGAACACGTCACCCCAGTCGAACACCACATCAGACTTAGAGAACTTGGCCTGATGAATAATCGCCTTGTCCTCACTTGAAATATGAGCCCTGCCGGCCTTGCCGTCAACCAGTTCGATGGTCACTGTCCGACCTCCTTCAACCATGCTTCAAACGAAGCGTCATCCTGCTGCATGAACGTCATGAAAGACGCATTGCATTTGGAACACAGTTCGTAGATGTCAGGCGGCACATCATCCGCGATGCGGGTCGCCTTGCCAGCCGAATAGCGGCGCACGGTGAACCATTCCCGCGCCTCAGTGTCACCAGCGGCGACATAAGCGGTCTTGCCGCACTTGTCGCACACGTACTTCGAGTAACCGTCAGATTTCACTAGCCTATCCTTTCAAACGTAAAACAGCCAAGCGAAGGCAACTGCCTCCACGTGCCGCCGAAATCAACGGAAGGGTTGACACCGGTCGTGTTCTGGACCACGTATCCGATTGGGAACACGACCCTCCCGGAAGCGCCGCCGCCGACATGCGCGCTGATGACACCATCCACGCTCACGATCGTGGAACCGTCCACCCTCACGCCACCCAACACGTCCGTGGACGCCTTCGGCAGCGTGTAGGCGTTCGCGCCCCGTTCGACCGAAGCGAGCTTCGACCGCTCGTCATCGGTCATCATGCCCGACTTCGCACTGTCGGCCACGCTCTTGGCCGCATCGGCGACGTTCCTCGCATCCTCGGCGGTCTGATTCGCCTTGCCGATCTGCGCCGCGAAACCGGAAGCCGTCCTGTTCGCCGCATCGGCGACCTGCCTGACAGCATCCAAATCCTCGGAAGCGACCTCCGCGTTGATAGTGCCGCCTGAAATCGACAGGCCACGGCCAGCCGTCAAAGACACGCCACCACCAGTCGAACCCGAAGACGAAGAGGAACTCGTGTAATTCGAGTATTCCGTCTTCGAGGAAGCCGCGTCGCCAACCTCATACGATACGGACAGCAAGCCGCCGGACAGTTTCACGATCTTCTTCAACACGACGGCAGTAACCGTCAGACCAGTGACATGATCGCAGCCCGCAACCCTATCGCCCACATCAAGCGACAAGCCGTCATGCACAGTCACATCGACAGCGCCAGCGCCCTGCAAATCCTGCAACTGCTTCTTCGTCTGCTTGTCCAACTCGTCCTTCTCGGCGGACGAATAATCATAGACTGCGGCGATTTCGTCACGACCACCGAACGTGCGCGTATTGGACACCTTGCCGGAACCATCCGCATAATAGTGGACGACCAGACGATTCCTCAAATCACCCTTGCCCAAGCCGATCATATGGTTGGTACGCCGGTAATCCTTCGTGATGGAAAAATCAACCAGATCGGAATCAACCGTATCATTATGGTCAACAATCGGCTTGGCATACATCCATACAGTGCCGTCAACCTCCTGAAACATGAGTTTCAGATCATTCGCCGCCAACATCCTGCGGATGCCATCATACGCAGTGCAATACCGGTCGAACCGGAACGTGGGGATCGTTTTCGTGGAATCCGCGCGAACCTTGAACACGTCAGCCAAGCCGATACGGGCCAACAGGTTCGACAACACCTGATTCACGGGGCCGGACACCTTCAGATAATCCTGCCCCGAATCCGGCTGCAACACCTTACCGGCCAACATGCCATGCCAACTACGACCGGAATACGTTACGACACTCACACCGTCCGACAGTTCATCCTTCATATGATCGACGATGCCGCCGACCTCGGTCCCATCCACATAGACAAGACCACGGTCAGGCAGCACCGTACCGTCATACAACGTCAGCTCGAAATCATTCTCACCGGACCCCCACGCGCAATCAAACACGCAATCCGAAACCGCATGGAACGGCACGCCATTCTCGTCAGCGCAAATCAGATCAACCAAGTCGGGTCCCCATTCTCCTCGACAACCGTCAGATCAAAACCGAAACCGGAACCCAACTCAACCACGCTCGAACCAGCCGGAACAGGTTGGAAAACATACTGTCCACGATTCAAACCGGAACCGCGCACACCCCACGAAAACACGTTCCGCAAAGAACCATCCGCATCATGCAGCATGATCGACTTCCTCAACGAGTCAACCACCACGTAAGCGCCAGCCGGAACATCACCATTCAACCGGTACACGTTCCCGCCAATCGTCAACGACGGATTCGACACAGCCCCATATATGACCAGACGAAACGGCATCGGAACACGCATACGATTAGACACCATGCATGACGGACGCGAAACAGCCAGATCATAACCCATGTCAGTCGGCAAATCCAAGCCAGACACAGCAGACCCGGACACAGGCTGATACGACACGGTAACGGCATCATGACGCCATACACCATCCAACAAGACGAACGAAAGCGCACACACCGGGTCGGACGAACCCGGATGCGAGGAAGCCTCGGACTTCACCGCATAACACGATTGCGTCCAAACCTCCCCCGCACCATTCACAGCCTCCAACCGTCCCGGCTTGCCAACAGCCAGATCAGCGTCAACCGTCCGCATGAACGAGTCGAACGCAGCCGCATCACCATAATGCACGTCAACGGAAATCTCCCGACGTTTCCTCGAAACACCAGTCAATCCACCGTTACGCACTGTATAATCCCATTCACGGCCACGCAACTCCAACGCGCCCTCGAAATCAACCGTCGCATAATCCGACACGTCGAACCGTTCACCGGTCAAACCACTCACATACGCAAGCTCACCTGCCACGATTGGCCTCCAATACATCACGGACGAAATCACGCTTGCTAGGCCAAGGACTGCTGTTCTCCGAGATCACGGACGGCAGTCCGGCCGCAAGAGCCCCTACCTGTCGGTTCAGTTCGTCCACACGGTTGTTCAACTCGCGCACGCCGGCGTTCAAGTTGCCGTTCGCTTCGACGTTGACAACAGGGTTGACCTCGATGTTCCACGAGCCGTTCGCCGTGGATACGCGGCCACCGGTCGCATACGCCTGAGACTTCCTGCGAGCGTTCAACGCGAACGCGGACGGTTGCATGGCTTTCTCCACACTGCCGACCGCGTTCAACGTGTTCAGGAAACTCCTGCCATACAAGGCGTCAATCTTCTTGACGGCTGCGGCACGAAGCACCATCTTACCATTGGACAGCATCGCCGGAATCGAATCGGAAGTGGAAGTACCGGGACCATAGATACGACCACCGGTAGCGGCGGAGACCTTGCCATCACTGCTGTGACGAGTGACAATATCCACATAATTGGTGGCAAGAACAGTGCCGGACTGCCGACGCCAATACTGGAACGTTGTTTTCACCGGATCATCGTCGCCCTGCACACGACCCCATGCTGTGGCGAGAGTCATGTTGTTGTACCATGCGGTGTCACGGAACGCCTTGCGTGCACCCTCGTTCTCACCTTGAACGCGACCCCAAGGCCGTGAAATGGTCACACCGTCATACGCTGCCGTGTCCTTGAACGCTTGACGAGCCTGCTCATTCTCTCCAAGAACACGACCCCACGGGCGGGCGATGGTCAACCCGTCATAGAACCTGACCTCTTGGAACTTCTCGTTGGCGTCCGTATTGTCGCCATCCACATACGCTTTCGCGCGTGCGATAGGCTGGCCGTCAAGAGACTGATAAGTAGCGAGCTTCACCTGAGCGTCATCATCGTTGGCGTCGATGTTGAAGCTGACGCCCTTGGCGGCGGGAACCTTATTCTTCTCCACGTCCTTTATCTTGCCGGAAGCGTGGTCGATACAGTCGAGAATCCACTGTATCTGCTCGTCGGTCAGGTTCAGATAGCCGAGCTCGTCCCTGACCTTCTGCATGCGCTCCTCAGCGTTGCCCTCACCTGAGAACAGCCACTTGTAGGCTTTCTTGGACATGCCGAGAGCAAGAAGATTCTCCTTGACCTCGCCTGTCTCCCAGCGAGCATTGCCCTTCGCGTTCAACAGCAATGTGAGGTCCCTCTCGGACAAGTCGCCTTTCATCAGCTGCTCAACAAGACTGAGAACACCGTCCAACGTGGTGACCACTCCAGCTTCACGTAGCCGGATAACGATCTCTTTCTCACCATCGGTCAGACCGGATATGCCCTGCACGAGCTTATCCACCGCATCTTGGGCGATTTCCGAATGAGCGGTGATCGTGGTACCCACATCAGAGGGAATCAGACCAAGCGAATCAGCGTACCTTTCAGCAGCTTCCTCACTCATGCCAGCGGCCTGAGCCTGCTGCACGATGGCCTCACGCGCCTCATAAATGGAGTTTGCGGCCTTCTGCGTGTACTCCTCCACCTGACCGTTCTTCTCACCATAGGAGAGAAGCTGATGGGCGGACAGCAACGCGGTAGCGGCCACATCCTTCATCGCCTTGTCGGTGCGCACATAGGCGGCGTTGTTGGCGTCAGCCAGTTCGCCGTTTTCCTTGAACGCCTGACCGTTCGCCTTGACCGTCGTGGCGAGCGAGCTGAGCTTGTCGGACAGCGCGGAGGAGGAATCGGAGAGCTGTTCGAGGGAACGCAGATATTTCATCTGCTCCTTGACGGATTTCTCCAAGCCTTCCTTGTGCTGCTTCTTCAACGCCTGCAACAGCGTGTCGGCGGCGATGGCGGCATCGGTCTGCTTCTCGACCATCATGCCGTACTGGTCGCTGGCCTTGTATGTCTCCTTGCTTTGCGCCTCCAACTGTTTGACGAGCTTCTTGTAGCCGGCCTCGTTGCCGCTGACCGCATCGGTCAGCGTACTGGTATTGATGCCCAGACGTTTGGCCGCGTCGGCTGCGGACGTGTAGCCGCCGCTGACCTTGACGAGCCATTCAGTGACCGCGCCGCCACCGTCCTTGCCGAACAGGAGCGACGGGTCATCCCACTGTTTCGTGGTCTCCGACTTGAAATCGTTGAACGCGTCCGCCGCCTCCTTGGCGTTGGACTTGATGCCCTTCATGCCGTCGATGACCTTGTCCATCGCCTGCTTGGATGCTTCCGCCTTCGTCGTGTAGTCGGATATCGCATTGCCGATGACGGCGATGCCCGCGCTGATTCCCAGACCGGCAACCGTCGTCCAGCCGCCGAACGCATCCCACAGGTTCTTCACGCCGGTCTTCAACGAACCGAACCTGCCGGACTGCTGTTCGGCCTGCTCCCCGGCCGAACGGATGGAGGCGATGGCCTGACCGTTCGCACCGACCAAGCCGCCCATGTCCTTGGAAGTCTCCTTGGCAGCGTTCCCCGGAAGGAGCAGCTTCTTCGAGTTAGCTTCCGCCGCCATGCCGAGGGAATTGACCTCGCTGATGGCACCGGACAGAATACCCGCATAATTGCCGGAACGCAACTGGTTCATCGCCTTAATCAGGGTGCCCATTTTCACGGACGCCTGTTCGGCGCTCAAACCCAGTTCGCTGAGCATCTTCTGGTATCGCATCGTGGACTGGATGTTCTGCAACATGCCGGTCTTCAACGACTCGAACGCCGTCTTGCCCGCACGACCGAACGTGGCCCACAATGTGATGATGCTTTTCACCGGCCCCGGCAACGAGTCGAACGCTTGGGCCACGCCGGTGGCACCCTTGGCGATGGTGCTGATAAGCGGGCTCACGGTACGCAAAGCGGACGCGAACGTGCCGCCGAACGTGCGCGACAACTGGCCCACCATGCTCGCCAAATCGGAGAACATGGGGCCCGCGTCACCCACCGCGTCAAACACCTGGCTGAACCCGTCGCGGACACCGGAACTGAAATCGCGGATTCCACCACCGGACTGCTGCAACACGCGACTCAACCCAGTGATGCCCTCGCCTACGATCTGGCCCGCGTCACCGAACACCGCGCGAGTGGTGTCCTTCAACGAGTACGCGGCGTCGCCAATATCCTTGAAAGCGTTGCGCATCTTGTCCTGCGCGTCCTGCGCACCAGCGCTCCAAGCCTCCAAAGTCTCTTGGAACTTGATGGTGTGAACGGCCTTGTTGGCTTTCTCCAAAGCCTCGGAAAAACCTTGGATACCGTTCTCGGTCTTCGCCAGAGTACCCAACGTGCCCTCAAACACGCCTATCAGGTCGAACACGGACGATTTTAGATAGCCGCCCTGTTCGATGGCCTTTTCCATCGCCTTAGAGACTTGACCGGTACGTTCGGCGGTATCCACCCAGTTCGCCCACTTCTCGGCCACGTCGGAAATGTAGGAGGCCATGCGGGGCAGATACTGGCTGGACTGGTCGCCCAAGCCGAGGAACGCGCGGGCCAGTGACTGCAAGCCCGGGTTCAGTTCGGACACCGCGAGGCGCGTGTTCTCGAAGATACGCGGTAGTTGGTCGGCTTCGTTGGACTGGCGCACCACGTCGATAAGCCCGTTGAGCACCTTGCCTTCCTCGACGGCGATACCGTTCAAACCCTTGGACAGTGAGGGGGCCACGTCGTTGGCGAGACGGTACAGGTTATCCCCGTACTCGTTCCAAGCGTTGTCGCCCAACTCCTTGTTCAGGTTCGCCAGCGAGGTCTTGGTAACATCGAACTTTTCCTTCAAATCACCGAACACCCGGTAGCCCACGTAGCCTGCGGACGCCAGACCAGCCAACGCGGCGGGAGCGGCCAACGCGGCCTTGCTCATGGACACGAGGCTGACGCCGACACCGCCCGCAGTGCGTCCCAGGTTCAGGAGTCCGGCACCCAACGCGGTGACGCCGGCACCGAGAATCGACCACTTGGGAACCACCTTGTCGAGCTTGTCGAACAGGTTCACAAGACTGTCGAACTGGTTCTGCACGCCCTTCAAACCGGTCGCACCACTGGTCATGCCGGAGAAAATCTTGCCAAGGTCAGTGCCCTTGAAATTAGCGAAGATGTCGATGGTGCGGGGGCGGGTGAAGTAGGCGAGATGGGCTCGGGCCAACGCGGTCTCCAAGTCCAAATCCATCTTCAGCTCGTCGTTCTTGTCCTCGAATTTCTTCAGCTTCTCCTCGGCGCGATGCATTTGCAGGTCGAGGTCGGCTTCAAGCTCCCAACGACGTTCGGGATTGGCTTTGATCTTGGCGGCGGTCTCACGCATCGACGCGATGATTCGTTCCTGATCGACCTGCCAGTCCACGGGAATGTCGAGGCGCGTATGACGCAGCTTCTCCAACCGGGCTTCGAGCTTGTCGGCGTTGTCCTCCCACACCTTGACGCGGACGTTGACCTCATGCTCCCGGTCGAGTTTGGCGCGCAGCTTCTCCGCGTCATACATCAGTTCCGCGTATTTTTTGTCCCATTGGGTCTTATCCAATGTGGCTTTGGCGGTGATCGGCTTGCGGGATGCGAAGTCGCGCAGCTTCTTCAGCTGGTCGAAGGTATTGTTGAGCTCCTTGCCGAGGTTCTTGTCGATGCCCATGGGCTTGAACTTCTGGAACGCGGCGGAAAGCGCGTTGATCTGGGTCTCCTGCTCGTCGAACAGGCTGGTCAGTTCGCGGGCGGTCTTGCGCTGCTTGTCCATCGTGCGGCGCGAATCGTTCTGTACCGCGTTGAGGCGTTTGACGCTGGTTCCCGTGTCTTCGAACACCTCGGCCAACGCCTTCTGGCCGGCCGTGAGCTTCGACAGCTGCTGGAGCTGCCTGCGGTTCAGCTTCTCGGACTTCTCCTCAAGGTCGAGAATCTTGTTCAGGCCGGAGAACAGCCGGTCGTTCTCACGGTTGAAGTCATTGAGCCGCGCCTTGCGCATGAGCTCGGCGTCCGAATACTTGGAGATGGCGTCGGTCGCCTTCTCCCACTTCTTGGTGTTGGAGTCGATAAGACGCTGCTGTGCCGCTACCTTGTTGTCGAAATCAGCGGAGAAGAGCTTGTCCTGCGCCTTCTTGTTCTCCGCTATCTCCTTGCCTACCGCCTTCAGGTCGGCTTTCAGGCCCTTGAGCTGTTCGCGCAGCTCGGGGATGCGACTGTTCTTGTACCAGTTCGCGGTGTCGATGTTCCCGGCCTCGCGCAGCTCCTTCATCTTCTTGATGGACCAGTCAAGGGTCTTACTGACATCGGCTTGGCTGCGGGTCAACTGCTCCTGACGTTTGCGCCCGTTCTCGATGGCCTCCGCGTACATGTCGTAGGCGGCGTGCTCGTCCTTGATGAGCATGGTCTGCCTGCGGGATGCGGCCGTGGCCTCCTTGTCGTAGAGGGCGCGTGCCGAACGCATGCGGGAGAGACTGTCCTGAAGACTGTCGGCCACGGATTTCTGCGACTTCTTGACGAACGCCTCCGTCTGGCCGGCGGTCCGCTTGATCTGGTTGGAAAGCCGGTGAATCTTCTCATTGAACGACGTATCGTCCAAGTCGAACCTGCTGGTGACCGGCTTCTTCTCCCACTGCTTCCGCTGGGCCTGCATGGCCTTGTCGATGGCACGCAAGCCGGACGGGTCGCCGTCGATCTTCACCACGTTGGTGAGGGTCTTGCCGTCAAGGTCGCGCATCTGCTCCTTGGCGCGTGCGACGCCCTTCGTGTTCACATCAACGGTGACCTCGGGGTGGCGAGAATGCAGTTCCGCATTGAGAATCTTCCAGAAATTATCGGTGTCCGGGCGAATATCGACGCCGACCGCGCCAGCGGAATACAAGGCCATGAGAAAACCTCCGGGAGGATAAACGAAAACCCCTCGTGGAATGCGAGGGGTTTTCTGCTAGAAACTGTTGCCGCCGAACACGGCACCCAACATGCCCGTGATCTGGGCGAACGACTTGCCCGCCGTGGAGAACGATTTCGGCCCGACCGAATCGGGCTTGACCACGGTGCCGGGCGGATAGACGGGCTGCGGCTTCGACTTCTTGTCGCCCATCATGCGGGCGATCATCACGCGAATCATCTCAAGCTGGTTCGTCATGCTGAGCATCAGCATCTGCGACTGCCCGTAGGTGAGGTAGGAAAGACGCGGCATGCTTTTCGCGTCTTCCCGTGGGAGCGGATGGTGTTCGGCCATCCACGCGCGGTACAGGCTCCCGTCAACGCCCTCCAAACCGTCCAGCAGGTCGCACAGCCATGACGGCTCCATGCGGCCCATACTGGCGGGGAGGTTGATGTTGTAGAAGCGTTGGAAGTCGGCCGAGACCGCTACTCTGCATTCTCCAAGCGCGTCTTGGAGGCGCTTGATTTTCCCAGTGCCACCGAATAGAACGTGGTCAGGGACACCAGCAGCACGTACAGGTTCTCCAAGGTGCGGCCACGGGTGAACTCGTCCCACTGCTTCTCGTCGGCCGCGATTTCGCGGTAGAACATGTCCGCGTACTGCACGATCTCGGCCATGAGGATGACGGCTTCGGACTCGTCGTACTTCGGCTTCTTCTTCGGCTTGTCGGCCTCATCGTCGCCGAATAAGCCCATGTCGCCCAGTTTCCCGTTGCGTTCGGAGATGCGCTGCCATGTCACCGAGAACTCGGCGGACTGGGCCACGTTCAGCTCCTGCGGCTTCGCCATGTCGGGCAGTCCCGCGAACAGCGGCTGTTCCTTGAGCTCGTCCCATGTCTCCGGCATCTTCGCGTTGTCGGTCGTGTTCTTAGTGTTCTCTGCCATCATCGGCTCCTATCCGTGGAAAAGAATGATTCTGAAAAGCCCTATCCGTGGAAAGAGGGGGTTCCTTGCCGCGCGGATAGGAGACGCGGCAAGGAAGAGACGGGTCAGACCGTGAAGTCGGACGGCGCGAAGTAGGCGACGGACGTGAACTTGCCGTTCTTGTCATGCGGAAGCACGCTGGATGTCTTGATGTTCGCCTGAGCGGAGAACTCCACGAACGAATCCGTGGAAAGAGCAGGCAGACTGGAGAACGCGATGTCCGAGTTCGGCAGCAGCAGGCCGGCACGGCCGGTCGTGTTCGTGTCGGACCACAGGATGAACAGGGACTTGTTGATGGGGGTCTTCTCCAAGGAGAAGGCCACGCCGGCGTCGGTCATATCGACCGCGTTGTAGAAGGTCTTGAACGTGCCCTTGTCGCCCTGCACCGAATTGAACGTCACAGTGCCGGTGGTCTGGGCGTACTGGGTGCGGAACGCCGCCTTGAGCCAAGTGCTCAACGTGGTGGCGTCGCCGCCGTCCAACGCGAACTCGGGCAGGTTGTCGTTCGACATGTGGCCGAGGTTCGTCCACATGCCGTCGCCCACGCCCACGGTCGCCGCCTCGACGGTGAACTGCTTGAGCAGTGCGGAGGTAATGATGGTCTCGGCCTTCGCCATGAAGATCGTTCCTCGGACGGCGGTCAACACGCCGTCGTCGTGGATGCCGATTTCGTCAGCCATATCGTTTTCCTTTCAAATATGGAAAACCCCGCAGCCGTGTAGGCGTGCGGGGTCTGATTGTGTGATTGATGGTTTTTCAGATAAGGTCAGCCGCGTGGGGACGCGGCCTGTATGCGTTTCGTGGAAGTCCACGCGACGATGCTTTTGGAACTGGTCATGTCGCCGGAAGACCGGGACTCGAAACCGGGATTGTCCACTATCCGCCCGATCTTCCCATAGTCGGTGCCGGGCCGGTAGGGCCATGCGGATATGCAACGGTGCAGCCATCCGCAGATGCGGGCCACCCGTTCCGGGTCACGGCCCAACACCGTCAAAGACAGCGTGTACTGCCATATCCAAGCCTTCAGATTCCAGTCGGGCTGCTCAGGAGCACCGCAATGGTAGAGAATCACGTCATGGGACAACAGGAGCGAATCCGTGGCGGGCGTGACCTCCGGTTGGATGACCGGCCTGAAATCACGGTTCTTCCATTCGACGGCGTCCAGGTAGGCGCGTGTCATGGCGACCGCATCCAACTGTTCCCTTACGGAAAGGTCAAATATCGTGGGGTCAGACATATTTCGCTTTCGACATGATGAACAATCCCGGCATCCAAGCACTCGGGCTTTTGATGCCGTACTTGTGTTCCAGCCACCGGTTGAAGTAGCCGAACTCAAGATGCGAGGCGATTTCCGAACCGTCACGGCCTGTCACGCTCATGATGACGGCGGTGTGCGTGCCGTGCGCGTGTGTGCTGATGTCGATGCGGTTGGCGACGGACGAATGCTTCGCCTTCATGTCGGCCAGCGCCTTGGCCTTCGCCTCGACATTCTCCGCCACGGGACGTGTCGCTTCGGCTCCGAACAGTATCGCCATGTCACGGTTCAGCACCCTCGCGGGCTTCAGTTTCACGTACCCCATGTGCGGCTCCCCTCGGGCGGGACAGGCGGTTTCAACCCGTTGTCCTCGGTCGCGTGGCCGATGCACCTCGCGGTGATGTTCCAATGGTGGGCGGCATCCGAGGCGTGACGCATCTCCATAGGCGGGCCGTCAACCTCATAACAGGCGTTATCGAACCAGAACTGCGTGTTGATGTCCCCATGCCATTCCGGCGCGAGAACGATCGCCAGAGCATCCTCACGCAGGCCACCTGTCGATTGCGGCGTGGTATCCTGCGCCCAGTTCTTCGAAAACGTGCTGTTCTTATTGATTCGAGGCTCGAACGAGCAGTAACAGTAGGAGGCGTCCCCATCCGGCACCGTGCCGGCACCGTAGGGTGTCTCATACGGTTTCATCGGCTGCACCACGATCATGTCGCGGTGCAGAAGATCATCCGTGATGCGGGGTTCTGTCTCCACGTCATCGAACAGGTGGGTCTCCTCGGGCTGCTCCCCGTCATACAGGTGGCTCATGGTCAGCCCCCGAAGCCGGGGTCGAAGCCGAGGCTGATGTGCCCGCCGCCCTGCGAACTGGTGTAGCCGGTGAGTATGGCCTTTTCGTCCTTTGCGACGAACAATCGGGGACTGGGATTGTAGCCCGGAGCCACCGGCTGGTCATCGCGCCGCGTGTACGAGTAGTTGCCGTTCGATTCCGCCTTGTACTTGTACTGGCGGGCGAGACGGAGAACCATATCGCATACCACGCCGGCAAAATCCGATTCGCTCAGACGCCGCCTGCGCAGCCGCGCGTACACGTTCGGGCATTCGGCCATGCACAGCAATGCGGCCTTACGGCACTGCTGCTTCACCCACGAATCGGGGAAACCGGTGTCCTTGTCGAACAGTTCCGGCTCCCCGGTCGCGTTGAGCCGCATGTACTTCAACCAGTCGATGTTGTCGATAAGCGTCGTGGACATGCTGGCTCCTTAAGCTCAGCCGTTGAGGACGGTCGCTTTGAACGTGCTGTTGGACTGGACGAGAACCGGCAGCATCGTGCCGTTCACGTAAGCCTCGTAGCCCGGCGTGGCGGACGGGATGTCGAGAATGGCGCCGATCGGGCCGGCATCGTACTGGCGGCTGATGCCGTACACGGTGGACTGCTTGGCTTCGGCGGTCGGGCCGAGGGCCGTGTATCCGAGGCCGGTGTCGTTCAGGCCGGGCAGCAACAGGACGGTGTTCTCCGGGAAGAAGGAGGCGACGCCGCCCGGCAGGATGATCTTCTGCTGGCGGGCGAACTCCTCATACGTCTCATCAACGAGCAGAACGTCGCTGATATTCGCATAGGAGGAAAGAACGCCACGCACCTGGGCTTCGCCGATGAAGGCGGGCAGCATGTCCGACTGGGCCTGACCCGCGTAGAAGTACTTCATCACGGCGGCGTTCTCCATGAGCGTGTTCATGACCTTGCGGGTCGTGACCATGACGCGCGGGCGGGTGCCCTCGGCCTTGTACACGAGGTCGCTCCATTTGCGCAGGTCCTTGATCGGGTCGCTTTCCGCGTTGGACCACAGGTTGTTGGTCGTGAGTTTGACGGCGAGCGAGGCGTCTCGCGCATAATCCCAGTTGGCGGTCAGGTCCGACTCGTCGATGCCGAGCTTGGCGTCCACGGCGACGGCGACGTTGGCCTTCTCCGTACGGTAGGCCATTTCGGTGCCGAGTCGAGCAAGAGCCTCACGCAGCTCGTCGGAAGCCTCGGAGGCGGTGGCGGCGACACGTCCGGCTGCGATGTCGTGCTCGCTGATACGGTGGCGCTTGCGCAGCGGCAGCATCTCCGTATAGGACTTCTTGCCGCCACCGGTGGTCTTGTCATACGGGGCTTCGGCATCCCACGTCGAATACTTCATTTCCTCGACCTCGAAGCGCGGCTGGTTCGGAATCCAGCTCACGTTCAGACCGGTCGGGTTCATCACATCCGGCAGAATCTTGCCGAACGGCAGAATCTCGCGCGTGGACTGATATGCGCCAAGCACGATGGCCGACGCTTCAGCGGGCGTGATGATGTCCTTGTTGATAAGGGCCATGATGTTCCTTTCGGGTATAAAAAAACCCGCCACATGGGGCGGGTTTCAGAAAACGAATGATTAAGGTCACTTAGCGGCCATGACACCGGCAGTGCGCAGATTGACGAACAGGGTGTTGACCGCAGCGACGATGGCGGCGGCGTCGGCACTGGTTGCGAGGTTGGCGACGTTCGCGGCCTGCTTGACGCCACCCAGTGCGCTTGCAGTGGCGTTGGGCAGTTTGTAGGCGGTGCCGGCAGCGGACGGGGACAGCACCTTCACATCGCCGCCAGCGGACTTGTCGTAGTCGAGGATAAGACCCTCGAAAACGGTGCCTTCCGCCAGTGTGACCGGCAGGTTGTTGCGGTCGATGACGGCCATGTAGCGCACGCCGGCGGTCGGATACTGGTTCTCGAAGCTGGAGCGCGTGAACACCACGTGCTGCTGGCTTTCAAGGAAGCCGGCGACCTTGAGCTGGCGGCCATCGGTGGCGGCCGGGTCATACGGGCCGAACAGGCCGGTGCTGGTGACCTTGGCGACCGGAATGCCTGACTTCAGCCAGGCGTTGAAATCATCCGGGTCGATGGAGGCGAAGTACTTCTTCTCCTTCTCCTTGTCGCCGGTGAACAGGCTCAGATCAAGCTGCGCCTCACGAATGCCATCGGTGATGCGGTTGATAAGCCAGGACTGGTCGTCCTGCGGCACCGTATAGCCGGTGGTGTGAACCATTTCCACGGGGTTAGCCATTGGGGTTCTCCTTACTTTTTGTCGTTGTTGATGGACGCGAACTTGCGCCCGTAATCGTATGCGGCAGTCAATCCGCCACTGGCCGTCGAACCTTGAGGATGAGGCGCCGTATGGCTGTATCCCTCCAATACGGAGGCGGGCAGGGGCTGCTGCTGTTCTTCTTTCTTCCCATCGTCGGCAACCGTTTCGGTCTGCGCGGGAAGAATGAACTGGGATGCGTTCTTCGCCCACTCCTCGATGGCTTCGGCGTCCGCATCCTTGGGTGCAAGGGCGGCGAACACCTCATCGGTGAGCTGCGGGTATGCGGCCTGCGCCTTGAGCTTGGCGATCTGGGCCTGAGCCTGCGCGTACTGGTGCTCCACGTCGGCCAACTTGTTTTCCGCTTCGGTGGCGCGCTTCAGGTTCGCATGGCTCTTCTTCTCGTTCTCGCGGCTCATGGCCTGCCACATGGACACCTTGTCGGCAAGGTCGTTGCTGTCGGCCTTCGGCGTGGTGTCGTTCTGTTCGCCCGTTCCGGGCTCACCGTCCACGGTCGTTTCGACGATGGGGGTGTTCTCGTTGTCAGCCATCAGGGATGGTTCCTTTCAACTTGGTTGCTGTTATGCGGCGAGACGGAGCCTCGCCCTGAGTTGTTGCGCGAACGCAAGGTTTGCCGCCAGCGCCTGTTTCAGGTGCGGCGAAGGTTCGAAATGGTAGGTGTGCTCCTCGTAGCGGAAGTGTTCGGCCTTTCCGGTCGATTCGACCTTCCGGTAGTATTCGGTGAACACGTTGGCTCTCTCCAACATTCGTTGAATCTGCTCTCGGGTCATATCCGCGTCGGGCTGATGCCATTCCACGTCCTTGCGTGGCTTGACTTCCTTGGCGCTCAATACGGGGCCTATCTCGCTGTTGGTGAGCGTCAGCACGCGGGTCTGCTTGAGTTTCGCAGCCGTAGTGCCGCCCGCCTCCTTGTAGATGCGTTTCAGGTCATCGTCGTTGAGTCTCAAACCGGGGTCGTTGTCCTCGGTGATGGGGAGCACGGTGCAATGGCAGTTGCCGTGAATGGGCATAAGGGCCGCTATCGAATACACCCTGTCGGCTGCGACCACGCACAAGCCGCACGTGCCCGTCTTGGATAGTTCCGGGTGAATGACTCGCCGGTATCTCGTAATGCCCGACCCTCGGTAGCGTTCCAATGTGGCTCGCGTTCCGGCGATCATGGAATCGGTGTCGATGATGTCCACAAGACGCTCGTTCGCCTCTTCCAGCCACCTGTCAACGGAACGCTGCGCGTCGGCCTCAAGGTTCTCCCACGCGGACGGGCGCAAGTGAGGCTCCTTGCTGGAAGCGTCCCTGTAGGATTCCACGGGGCGGAGCATCATCTTCCACGGGTCCGTGTTGTCCCTGACCACCTCGAACTCCGGGAGCTGCCCCTGCGCGGTGGCGCCGACGAGTCCGAGCGCGATGTCGGCATAGGCTATGCCAAGTCGGCGCATGCGCTCCACGAACGCCATATACCGTGAGGTCAGGTTTGCCGACGCGCCCTGCGTGACGGCATCGTTCCACCAGTCGGCGGGGGACAGGCTCTGCCACATCTTCCATGCGGCGGTCACGTATTCCTCGACCAGACGGGCGCGTTCGCGCTCGTACCGGCTCATGCGCTGGTTGAGAATCTGGGTGATGTCCGCCATCAGAACGTCTCCACGCCGTCGAGACTGGTGACGCTATCGGAAACCCCGTCTCCGTTCTCGCCTCCGTTCAAACCGTTAACGGCGGACTGGGTGGTTTCATCCCAGCCGGTCGCCGGCTGCACGGCGCCCTGCAATACGGGCTGACCGGCCGATTGGTCGGAGAACGTCAACTGGTCGGATATGCGATTCATGTCATCCTCGGCTATGTCCTGGGCGGTGAAACCGAAGTCATGGGTGAGAACCGTGCGGCGTGCCATCAGACCGGACTGGTATTTCAGCTGGCCGGATTGGGCGAGTTCCAGACTGCTCGTGGACACCATGGGCTTCCACATCAGCTCGAAATCGTCATCGGCGGCGCTTCCCTCACCGTTCAACGTCAACGCCATGCGAATCATACGCCCGATGGCCTCGGACGCGAGGGCGTTCAGGTTCTCGACCTTGAATCGCAGCGTCTCGCGCTTCAACTCGGCACCGTTGGCGGAACCCTGCACGTCAGGGCTGAGAATATCCAACGGAATACCGGCCGTGGCCGCGAGATGCTTGATGTCGGCGTTGATGACGTTCTGCAGGCCGTTCAGATCGGTGGTCTGAGATTCCCATATCTCCACACCGTCCGGCAGGTTCCATAGTGCGGCGGGGCCCATGGCGAACCTTTCGGAAAGGTCGATGGGGTCGCCCTCCTGTTTCAGGCCTTGAATGACCTCGATGTCCTCGGGGCCGTATTCAAGGTTGATGTCGCCCTTGATGGCGCGCTGGCGGAACGCCTGCATCATGGTTATGCACAGGCGGTCGAAAATCTGACGGTCGATACGGCGCAGAGTATCAAGAAAAGGCTCGAATATGCCCATGCCGTCCGGCGTTGGCAGTTTGACCACCGGCAGACTTTCACAGGCTAGAGCGTAATCGTAGGTCTCATCGCCCTGTGCCCACTCCCAAGTGTTGCCCGGCTCCCATGCCTTGCCTTCTATGGCGAGCTGTGCCACGGCCTCGTCATCGTCGGGGTCGGTCACCGTGCGTTCGTTCTCGCGCGTGGCGAGCTTGGAATACACGCGTTTGATATTGCCGGCCTCGTCGCGTTCCATGCCAAACAAGCGAATGTTCTCGACCCCCTCACGGGCGTCATAGCTGTAATGGATGGCCGAATCTTCATCATCAGACATGTAGCAGCACCAAGGGCTCCACGCCTGCACCAGCTTCTTCCCGCGCCCCTTGTTCACAAAGCCGTAGGAGGCGCCGTAATCTGCGGTGTCGGGGAACAGGTGGCAGCGCAGCAGCGTGTCCATCATGCAATCCTGGTACATGGCGTCGGCGGCGGTATCCTTCATCTTCTCGTCGGATATCTTGCGAAAACCGTTCGGACGCTGACGGTCGGTCACGCTTTCGCTGATACGGCGGGCCAGATTCAACGTGCCTATCTCGCGCATGGTGCGGTACACGGGAGCCGCGTTCGGGCTCGTGCTGCCGGGCACACTCGTGGAGTCCACAAGCTCTTTGCCGTCCTTGTACTGTTTCAGAACGGCGAGCATGGGAAGTCTGCGACCCCAAGCCGTGGCAAGCTGGGTGAGGTTCCATGCATCCGTATCCTCGACGGTCGCGTTCCTGATGGCAAGCTGCACGTCGGGCATGGGCTAACCTCCTAGTAGATGCGAATGGGCGCGCGACGCCTCTTCTCCTCGGCTATCTCCAGATAGCGGGCGCGTGCGCGGTATGCGAGAATGCCCGCGACGCAGGCATCGATCTTGTTCGGACTGGCCGGGGACTCCTTGAGAATCTTGTAGCCATACGATTTGTCCACCCGGCGCGGATGCCGGAAATGGTTGATGAGTCGCGGGTCGGCAAGCAACGCGATGCTGTTCAACGCGGGCTTTCTGCCTTCAGGCTCCTCATACGGGTAGCGGAAACCTGTGGCCGCGTTCTCCGTGGCCTGATACATCTCGTTCTTCCAGTTGTTCGTATAGAACTTGACGAGATCGCCGCTCTTGCGTGGTCCGACCTTCAGTTTCTTCCCGTAGTCCTTCTCCCAAGCGCCTATCATCGACTCGAAGAAAGCGGCGTCGGCGAAGAAGCCGACCACGTTGTACTTGTCAAGCATGTCCCTGGCGGCTTGGTCGAAGGCGTCACGGTCAACCCTCCACGTGGCCTTCTCCGGCCCGTCAGGGCATTGCTCCAACTTGATAAGGAACAACATGCCATCGGACACCCTGCAACCAACGAGGGCTGTGGAGTCCTTCGACACGGAACCGTCGAAGCCGAGCGTTATCGGCTCCTTCTTGGTGACGAATTTCTGCCAAGCATTCTCAAGTTTGCGGGAACCCAGATAGCCGGCCATCTCGTCCTTGTACAGGACATGGGATTGAATGTCGGACTCCCTGAGCCAAGCGTTCTGCACGCTGGAAAGATTGTTCAGGAAGTAACGAATCGAATCGGCGGGATCGGTGTCCGGCTGGTAGATCTGGTCAAGCTGGCCATCCAACGTCAGCCACCCGTCCTTGGACGGGCCAAGCTCGCCATCGGTCAGCGAATAACGGCCATCGGCGCTCAGCCCGGTCTTGTTCTCGATCGGCACGTCGGTGCCGTCCTTGAGAATGATATGGTCTTTCCCATCGGGGCTTTTCAAGGATTGGCCGTAGGCAATCTCAAGGGCCTTGGTCATCTTCTTCTCGTCCGAGAAGTCCTCCACGTCCAACGTCGCGTACACATGGTCGAAGTAGATGCCGGCACGATGCTTGATTCGTCCTGCGGCCACATCCCACGCATACTTGTACGACGCTTCAGCGATACTGCCCTCGCCGGGGCGGTACATCGTGGAGGTCTCCATCATGAACGTGCCAGCGGTACCGGCACGCTTGCCGAGGTTTCGGGCCACGGTCTTGTACACGTTCCACAGCTTCGGCTGCACCATAAGATGCGTCTCGTCGGCAAGACCACAGGTGGTCAGCTTTCCATCCTGACTGGAGGCACCCGAAGTGATGGGCATGATGATGCCACCCTCGGGAAGCATGATACGGGTCGTGCCCACATCCATGCCCATGCCCTTCCAATCGGACAAGGGGCCGGAATCGCAGTTGTAGTAGATGGACTCGAACACGTTGCCGGCCTGCTGCTCGGAATTGGCCAAGCACACGACCTCGGGCTGGGTGACGGGCTTGCCCACAGGCTCACCCTCGTGATACTCGTAGGTCTCGCCCATGAACGTGTAGGTCTCGCCCTCACGCGCCCAATGGTCGAAACGACAAGGGCCGAAACCCTCGAACATGCCGACGCCAGCGGCTTTGCCCGACTTGTCACGGCCCTTGGCTCGGGAAAGGAACAGTCGGTTAAACTTGCGCTTGCCGTTCCTCTTCAACGCATAGGCGCCGATCATGAACTGGTACTCGTCCAAATCGAAATGCATGGGCAAGCCGATACCGTCGCCACGTCCGATAAGCGTGAACGTCTCAATCCACCACACCGCCAGATGGCCGAGGGAATGATCGTACTCCCATTGCGTCAGCTGGGGAATGATGTCATGCGCCACCGTTCACCACCCTCAACTGACGGCGGCGACGGTCAACGTCCTCCTTCACGGCCTCGCCACGGGTCTCGGGACGTTCCGTGCCTGTACTCATATCATCAGCCTCGATGGCCTCGATCTTCGCCTTGATACGAGCGGCAGGCGTGATAAGAAACGAGTCCTCGCGCTGGCGAATCTCAGCGGCCATCACCGCAGAAGGCTTCGACATACGCCAGTAATCATCCTTCAGCTTCGCCAAGTCCATCAACGAGAACCAGTCGGCCTCCATACCCATGCGCGGAGCCATAGGCCCCGTCTGCATCGACCTGTACCAGCGTTTCGTCAAGTCAAGCCACTCACGCCCATCAGGACGGGTCGCGGGCAAGTCCAGACCCATAACGGTATCAGGACTTTTCAAAACCACATTCCTACCGGCCTTGCTACGACCGGAATGACCATTGCCAGCCATGCTTCAACCCCATTCCGCCCATTCCGGGCACTCCGGGGCCAAGGCGTTCCGCCTACAGGCACCGGCTATGGACTAGAAGTCGGTTCGCCAAAGTCGCCTGACGCGACTTCTCCAAAGGAACCTTCCACTTAAACGCCGGACCATCAGGCCCGGAAGAATCAACATCGACCCGCTTGCCGCACACCGCACACACGCCACCGCATTCCGCGATGACATCCGCGTCGGTGAACGACTCCACCCGAATATCCGGCTCAATGTCCTCGGCCTCGACCTGCTTGACGAACAAGGGGGTTTCGGGATTAGGGGGATACTTCAGAGGGTCTTTATCCGACAGCCGCTTGTACTTGCTGCGATGCCTGCCGGAACAGAAAATCTGGTCAACACGAGACGGCTGGAAATAATGGCCGATAGGGCACAAGCGGGTACGAAACGGGATAATCGGACTCCCCGCATACCGGTCACGGTCATAATGATGGCGGCACAAGCCGCGCGCATACACCGTATTCCCGCAGCCGGCCACCATGCATACATAGCCGCTCACTGAAACGCCGGATGCGAATACCATTGCTCTTCCTTCCGGCGTTCACGGTTCATGCGCCGCTGCTCAGCGGACTCCTGCGCGGTTTTCTGCGAATGATGGTACGGGCACAAGGCCCACAGATTCGACGGGGAATCATCATCGGGCTCACCGTTCTTCGCGCGAACCTTATGATCGACCTCATTGGCCGAATAGCCGCAAATATGCTTTGCCCCCGTATGCCAATCAGTCACAATCCACTGGCATCGATAGCGGTCCCGCTCCAATATCTGCTTGCGGGTCCGCTCCCATCCGGGATTGAACCGTGCATCACGGTTGGAAGATGACCAAACCATGATGACTCCTCATATATAAGGGGACGGAACCGGTGGGAGCGTGGCGAGCGAGCATTCCAACGTGGTTAATCCAAATACAAGGGAGTTGGCCCACGGGCCACCGGTTCCTAGAGGCAATCCCGAGAATCGAACTCGAACCTGCGCTTTACGAGAGCGCCGCTCTTCCAATGAGCTAGAATGCCACGCCTCCCACTAGAGGGAGCGCTATTCAGTTATTGCCGTACGGCATGGCGTGAAGCCGCCGCCGGCGACTGGCGATGACCGAGAAGCTGTCACCGCCAAGAGCTGCCTCTTCTCAAGGCATCGCATACCCGGAAAGAATCGAACTTCCGTAACCGGTTTTGGAGACCGGTGCCTGAACCACTCGGCCACGGGCATTTGGGGTAGTCAATTGTTTAGGCTGGCTGACATACCTTGACCAGACAGCGGAGAGAGTGGGAGTCGAACCCACACGCCCGTCAGGGCAGACTGTTTTCGGAACAGTTGCCGCCGCCAATCGGCTGGTCCCTCCAAATCTCGCAACGCATTGCACGATCAGTATGCAACGATCTCCGGGCGCTACCCGACATTCTCTGCAACCAAAGCCGCCTAGGTGCTCAGCCCCAGTTCTCTGCCAGATTCTTGAACTACATCGCGATTGTGGTGCCGGAGAGAATCGAACTCCCAACGCCCGAAGGCAGCGGTGTTACAGACCGCGCGCACTCCACGTGCTCGACACCGTGGAAGCCATCTCAGACTCCCGCCGCCCAGCGAACCGGGGGCACTCCTCAGCCGACGTCAACCCACGCGAAGCGGGGAGTCGGCACACGATGCTGTGCGGAGATTCTGCACGACGCCGGTTCACGGGCGGTCAAACCCCAACCGACAGTCACGACCTTGACCGGCCTTACTGACCATCCTGCGGATGATGCAAGATTTGCACTTGCGAACCTTTTACGGTTTACGGCCTAGCAAGCCGCCGCATTCGTCTACTCTGCCAATCATCCCCGGCCACGCCCCCGGTCCAAGAAAACAACACCAACACAAAACGGAATCCCAGAGAACTCGACCTTACAAATCCTCGTAAAACTGTTTTGACGGTTTGGTTTTCAAAAAAGGCGTGGCCTAGTCGTGAGAGAGGGAATCGAACCCACAACACACCGGGTTTGAGCCGGCGTCCTCTACCAATTGGGATATCTCACGCAGATATGAGAAAACCCCGCGACTGCGGGGCCTCGTCTTGTCAGGAACCTGAGCTTCGCTCCATTCCCCGACAATCCGTATACACGACATTTTACTCACAACAAGCGTTGCGGCAAGCGTTGCAGTGAAGAAAATGTGAAAGAACAGCACTCACTACAGAAGCGAACGGTTTTTCCATAATAGCCCCAGATCGCATCCAGCGTCAGAGCTAGAGTCGCAGCGGCCCCGCGTCTTGCCCGTGGGTACCCTTCCCTTGGGGGTGGGGTGTATGTGTCGGCGTGTCGTAGTGTGGCGCGTGGTATGCGCGCGGTCGTATGCGGTTGTGAGTATGGCCGTGTCTGTGACGCGGCTATCCGCGTTGACTGGGTGTGAGTGTGGCGTGGTCGTGGCCGTCTGTGCCGTTGCCTGTCTATCCGTCCGTGTGAGTCCGTCACGTGGTGGTGACGTGGCCTATCCGTCTGCGTGTCTGTGACCTGGTGGTGTGTTACGTGGGGTCAGCCGCGCGGTTTTTGTGTCGTGTTCTGTGGGTTTCGACACGCCGAGGAATGCTAGTGGCTGCAATGGTTTTAGTGGTGGTTTGCGATACTGATTTGCACTCCGTATGGGGTGCATGTATAGTGATAGCTATCAACCACGGAACGACAAGAAAGGAACCACGAGATGAACACCACGGAGATTAAAGCCAAAGCCTTTAGAGCGGCGGTAGACCTAGCCACGGTATGTAAGCCCTGCACCTATGACAACGTGCTTGACCTCACGGCCATAGCCCTCGGTATCGAGATGGACGACAACGAGGAATACCCCGCCGAGCTATACCGCAAGTTTGACAACGTGTGGAATGACCTCAACAAGTAATCAGCGCGGCCATAGTGGCTAACGCTAGGGTGCAAGTCCCTAGTCGCGCACTTAGTCCCCTCTATCCAAAACTCATAGTGAGCGGCGGGTAATCAGGCGGACATGCTCATTGATAACTAAAAAGTGTTGCCGAAAGTCGGTTGTAATCTGCGTAGTGAGAGTACGTCAAACAAGGTTGCATAAATGAGTTGCGTCTACCGGCGTCTAGCCTACCGGGCTAGTGAGGATAAGAGAGCGGGTATCCGGCATGGAATTGTCCCCGCTATGGACGTTGCCACTTATGGTGGCAGACATGGAGATATCTCGATATCTTCTTGCGACGGCTAAACCGAGCGTCTGGAATTGTATAATTGGGCCCACCGATCATAAGTGAGGTGGGTTATGAGTCTAAGGGAGCTAAGGCAGAAGCGAGGATATACCCAACGTCAACTAGCCGATAAAATCGACGGAGTTGGCTATGGGCGTATCGCTGATTACGAGAATGGGCGGCGTCCGATTGAGGGCATGTCACTTGGCGTTGCGCTGAAAATTTGTGACGCTTTGCGCGTGAGTAATCCTCGTAAGCTCTTAGACGCTGACACCAAAGAGTCAGAGTCATAGCCCACTAATCTACGGTGGGTGAAAGTGCCACGTTCAGCGTGGTGTGCCCTAATCAATTCTTCGCCTGACTGTGGGCCTTGTACACAGTCGGCCTAGCTCACTGGGTTTATCCCATAGTCTAGGCACTCATAGCGTGTCCCAAGGTGGACGGGATACGCTGGAACCTGTTATATCGAAAGGTGGTGAGCCGTGCCGGTTGGCGATATCGTCGTTGACCCGCGTATCCAGACTCGACATCCCGACGTGTCCGCTGATTCGGTGCGCGTGGCATGGTCGAACGTCGTGCGGTTTATGGCGCGTGAGGATACCGACCCGTTGCGTTATGTGGCGGTTGGATACGACGAGTACGGGCGTTTGCTGGAAATGGTGGCGGTACTAGATGAGTCGGATCGTTGGCATGTGTTCCATGCCATGCGTGCGACGCCGAAGGTGCTGCGGGAACTGAAACTTTTGTAAAGGAGGAAGTGTCATGTCTTTTGTTGCGAAGGGTGGCCGTGTGGTCACTGATGACATGTTGGACAAGTGGGCCGACGATGCGGATAACGGCGAGTTCGGCGGAAGGCCGGGTGCGGTGTATTCCGGGCCTGTCGTTCCTGTCGCTCAGGCGGATGCTGTCAGTCGGACGTTTTCGTTAAGCGCTGACATGTCGGCCATGTTGGATGCCGTCGCTAAACGTCGTGGCGTGTCCGCTGATGACATCATGCGGCACGCGCTGGTGCGTGAGTTCGCGTCAGTGTGAGCTGTTCGGCGTGCTGGTTTTCCGACACGCCGATTTGTTTAAACCAAAATGATACGTTATGCTATCAATTATCAAGCCCAATCGGGCAAGACAAAAGCAAGTTTGAGAACTTAACAGTGTTTCCCTACATGCAAATGATACATTTTGCTGTCATAATTGGTTTACCTACTACTAGAGAAAGCGGGTAAGCCTATGGGACTTAAGGAACTGCGCAAACAAGCCGACTTAACACAAGTTGAGCTAGCCAAGCGCACTGGAATAGCGCGAACAATCATCAGCAGTTATGAGACCGGGCGGCGAGACGTTCGGAACATGACTCTTGAAAACGCTTTGAAGATATCCAGTGCACTCAACTGCCAACCGAGCGACCTGATGCGTTAAAAGAATGCGGCTAAGTAGCGCCAACTACCTAGCCGCGTGCCTTAAGTTGAAAGTTCTCTAACCAATCAATCAAATCGAGGCTGTGCTATCTTAGCACGCCTCACATGGAAGTGAGGAACCATGCGTAAAATTCTGGCGGCTTCAGCCGCGTTAATCACACTTTTCACCCTGTCCGCTTGCGGTAGTGATACCGCGAACATCCCGCAATGTGAGAACGAAGACGGCTCGGGTCAAGCTGGACTCTGCTACTGGGATAGTGCTCGAATGGGCAACGGACGCGGTACCGGCCTGTACATCTACCAAGACGGCGTGCTAATCGGCGAACGCTACTAACTTTCAATCAGATTCAATCAGTCGCGCGGCTGTCTCCGCGCTTCATCAATTCAAGGGAGATTCAACAATGTCTATTGAGGAAATGTGGGACGCGCTGAAAGATGATTACGGTGTGTCCGAGCAGACTTTGCAAGTTGTCACCAATATCAATGGCTACAGTACCGACACCATGCATGACGTGCTGTACGCGGTAGCCGCCGAACGTCACTTCGATGGCGAGGTGGCATGATGGCACGCTACTTCTACGCTTTCCGCTGGGCTTATGGTATCGGCACGACATGGGATGATGGGTCATGGCCTGGGAGTCTCAGGGTGTTTGATTCGAGGGCTGAGCGTGACGCTTGGGTTGCCGACGACGTTTTTGATGGTAACTGGCATTGTGAGGCCATTACGGCAAAGGAGGCGCGTCATATCATGGCGGACACTGTTATCGGTTGCGACAATGAGATGATCGCACGGTTCGACGGTAGCCGGTCGGCTGTCGAACGGTACGCGCCTACCGCCGAATTGGTCAGGGCATGGCGGCGTATCGACATGCAACTTAACCCAGTTGCGTATATGGGTGAGTGATCGACCATGATTGACCATTACCGTTGCAAGTCGTTTCCCGTGGCTGTTGCCACTCAATCGCATTATGAGGCCAAAGGTTATCCCGTGGAGCTAGTCCCGTGGGGTAGGGGCTACATGGTACGAGTCCATCGTTAATAAATCGTTGTGGGGCATGGCGTTGTGGCCGTGCCCCTCTTGTTTAAGGGAGATTCAAAATGTCCATTACCGTTAAAGATGTTGCCGACATGGTGGAACGTGTTGACGAAAAACTATCGCCATTGACGCGCTATGACGGTTTCCAACCCTATGAGGGCATCTATCGCCTTGGCGACTGGGGATATGTGACGGAAACCGAATATAACAAGGCTTTCGAGCATGAAGATGGTTGGGCGCAAGACGCTTACATTTTGGACGGTAACGGTGTGAGCCATACCCGCATTAGTCAGCTAATTAACGAAGACGATACCGGTAAGGCAATTTCCGATTACATCAATGAGCGTTTCAACAATGACCAAATGGACGACGTTTTCTACACCGAAGCCACCGAAGAGGGTGAATGCTGAGAGTCTTCTAGCCGCCTACTTATTCCAGAAAATCAATCAAAATCGAATCTTTACAAGTGAGGTAAACCAAAATGAAGAAGCTGACCAATGACCCGTCGCGTAACGTGAATGCCGTGAGCGGCATGTGGGTGCGGTTGCGCAAGGATGGCTCGAAATATGATGTTCGGTATGTGAACGCTCGGGTTAGACGAGTCTGGTCACTTTCCCAGACTTCGCAGGGCACGGCGTGGAATGTTCAGGCCAAGGGAGTCCAGTATGAGGACTTTTTGAATGGCATGAGGTCAAGCTCCGTTGACCTTGAGCATGGTTGGATGCTCATACCCGATTCCGAGCGTATGAAGACAGTGCCGGTGCCGGTACCTACCGGAATGGACGCTAAAACGGTTGGCGGCATTGTCGCGCACCCATCGATCGATGCAAACTGGAAGTGTGAGGAGGAACGCTTCACGAGCAATGTTCAGTGGCCGGTGCCTATGCCCGAGGACGCGATATTGGAAGACGAGTTCATGGATGATGAACCCGCGCCGGATACACAGGAGATTCCCGAAGTGCCGCCGAAGGTGAACAGTTTCGCCGTCTCCTATTGTACGATGCCTGACCTGATGATGGCTAAGGAATGCCCCGAATTGCAAGGTTTGGGCCCTATCCGTCACTTCCGTACCAGCAAGGGCCGCAAGGTGGCCTACGTTGCTTCGGCCAATGGCAGGTGCGTTGTCGCCTACCGTGCCCGTTATGAGCGTGGCAGTGACAGGCAGTTGGAAAAGGCGGTGGCCGATTACGTGGCTACCGTCCGCGACAAGTGGGTTAAGGCGGCGTGACATGAGCGAGATTCGGGAGAAAGCCGTACGCCTGTTGTTGCAGGCGGCTTACGAGATGGCCGCCGATAACGCGGATAGCGTGGCGGATATCTTCGACTGCCAGCATGGTTTTATCGATGATTTACGCCGTCGTGCCATGCTGAAGCTGGACAAGCCATACACCGCGCCGGACTTCGATACTGCGGAACAGCAGATAGCCGAAACCGGTTTGTCGTTGGACATGCTCGACAAGAGGGCGCGTGAGGCGTTCTCACAGAAGTATTCCACCACGTATGACCGGTATGAGTGCGCTATCGGCTGGTGCATCGACGACATGCTGGGGTGGGAATGATGGAAGTCAAGATACCCACTAGCAAGATTCGTGAGGTTCTGGAGTCCTCTGGCTATGCGTATACGCCGGATAATATCGCGGCGGTGCGCGCCAACATTCCGCTTCACACGTCTGATCTGATTTTGGCGGCATTGAACGCCACCGATTTACCCGACAAGCGGTTTGCTTTGCCGCTGTTCTAAGTTCTTGCCGTCCAGCTTTTTCCTCACTTCCGCTGGGCGGCAACCCATTTTTTGCTACAAGCCAAATCAATATTTCTTTAGGAGATTATTATGAGCGCTTCAATCAAGCTCACCGTTTATGGCAATTCGACGCCGCTGAAAGGCTGGAGGCATGAGGATACCGTGCATACGTGGCTGTATCCGAATGCCACTTCGGATATGGTTGACATGCTGGACGCGCTGGAATCAGGTGTCAGCCATGACGATGGCTACGATGAATGCGACTATTTCTCGTTGGATGATTACGACGAGTTTCGGGATGGTCTCACACCCGAGTGGCGCGAAGTGTTCCCCGCTTTGCCTGACAATTGGGTTGGCAGTGACGCTGAAATCAGAATCTACTGGTGAAAACTCATATCTCATTCCTAACCCAATATGGTATATGATTGATACCATCTGTTAACCATTAAGGAGGTTGTTATGGGTAAGCTGGTAGCCAATGTCGATGATGCCGTCAAGGCGCGCGCCGCCGCGCTCTACGATTCCATGGGCATGAGCCTGAGCACCGCCGTCAACATGTTCCTACGCCAGTCTCTGGTGGACAACGGATTGCCGTTCAAGCCGACGCGACACACGCCGGACGGTTATCCGGTGCCGCCTGTTCACAATGCATACATGTTCGAGCGTTCGGAGAAGGGCCATGTGATACTGCCCGCCGATTGGGATGATTCGGAGGATGATGTCTATGACCAGTACGCCAAATGAACCGCGCCTGTATGACGTGTGGCTGATGTGGGTCGAGTTTCCCGACCATCCCGGTATCGGGAAGCCGCGTCCGGTGGTTATCACCGAGGTTGACGGCGATCTGGTGTCGGGTATCGTGGCGAAGATAACCGGCAACACTGATTGGGATGAGGCCGGTGACGTGCCGCTGCTCGACTGGAAGGCCGAGGGGCTGTTGAAGCCGTCGCTCGTGCGCTGTTCGCAACGCTTCTACTTCAACAGGAGCGAACTGCTACAATGGTTCGGACGACTCTCGTTGAGGGACGCGGAGCATGTTAACGACGGGTTGAAAGCCACATTGGACATTCCACCATACAGGCGAAGCGTATAGCCGTTATCGTTTTCATGCCTCATGGACTTGTTCTATGGGGTCATTCTTATAGAAACCATCATTTAGAACCGCATCATAGGGCTTTCTATGGTGCGGTTTTCACATAAATCAGCATTTAGACGGGACTTTAGAGCTGTCTATTGTCCCGTTAATCGTTTTACCGGACAATAACAAGGGAGTTTCCATCATGGATGAAGAAACCGAAGTCTACACGATTTACCAGCGCGTGACGCAGATCGAGAAGCGTCACGTCACCGCGCCGAAAGGCTTGACGTTCAACCAGTTGAGCGACTGGGTTGACGAAAACGGCGTTGGAGACCTGTTGGACATTGACGAACTGGACAACGATATGGTCAGCGCCGATTACGAGGACGGCTCTCATGTCAAGAGAAAGTGGGCGAATTGATTACCGCAATCTACCGTTATGAGCGTTTCGACCCCGCCACCAACACCGAGTTGTGGCGGCGTATACCACGCTGGGAGCTGCGTCTCATATGGCTGAAGGCATGGCTTAAACGCGATAAGGCGGCTCGAATCTCTTACGGGGCTTGGCTGTACGCCAATGCTTCAGGCGGCGGGCAATGGTTGGCCGCTGACATGTTGGACTGGAATCAGGAGGTAATCAATGGACGCTGAACGTATGAGAGCCGCCTTGCATGAGGTGTGGAAATACTATGACGAGGCGGGGGAGAGCGGGGAGAACTATGTGCTTGCCCCCGATAATCTCGCCAAGTTCGCCGCCGACCTATGCAAGGAATACCAAAATCTTGATACACAGAAAGCCATAGGACTTGTGGCCTTCTGGGAATTAGCAACCATACCCAAGGAGCTATTATGACTGACTTTGACACGCTTTTCGACGCGACCAACAATGAGAGCGGAATCATCGTATTCCCCAACAATGACGTGATTATCGGCAATTGGACGTATTCGGGGCATGGCGTCCCCCGACTCTCCCCGTTCGGTGACGCGCTCGTTTCCACCGGCACCATCGATAAGGCTGAGGATAAAGGCTTGGTCAATATCAAGGATTATCTCACCGGATTGGACGGTTTCGACATCGTTTATGACAGGAATGATGATTACCCGCAGATCAAGGCCGATGACATGGCGAGATTGTGGGAGATCGTCAACAATGACGAAACCCTACGGGTGCTTGCCCCAGTCGATTGGAACTAGTGCGTGTCCGGTGCTAATTGACGGGCGGTTACCACGAGTAAAAAAATGACGATGCTAATAACTGATAACCATAAATGTGGGCCCGATTATACAAGAAAACCCGTGGAGCACTCGGAATAGAGTCGTTCCACGGGTTTTTATTATTGAGACTGTTAGAAGCCGCCACTGCCTCTCATGGAAGCACACTAGGACGGCATTCTTATTCCCGGTAATCGTCGTAGATCTCAATACCGATGGGATACTCTGAGTAACCGGTGTCCTGCACGACGATACGGCCTTCGTTCGTATAGACGGTCAACGGGTCATCGTCCGTGATCCACTTCTTCTCGATGCGGGAGCCTTTCTCGGTGACTCCTTTACTTAGTTGGCGTTCAAACGGTTCGTGGACTTCCACGAGACGAGCGTTCTTGTAAGGCGAGTCATTAGGGGAAAAGAGGTAATTAGTTCGGTCGATGATGTAGCTCATTGTTCCTCTTCTGTTGTTTTAACGGCATCGGCCAGGAACTCCATAACGCAGCGGAACAGTTCGGATTGCACGTATGCGACAAGCTCATTTGAGACCGTCATGTGCTTGCATGCCTTGGCCTTGTGTCGGTATCCGAGAATCTCGGCGTTGTACAAGCCCATCGCAGCATGCACGCATTCATGGCTGACGATATGCGGCAGCAGGTGTTCGCGGCTCAAATAGATCACGCACATGGGGGAGTTCCCGTATTTCACCACATTGGTCTGCGTGTCGATTGTCGCGGACTGCATGAGGGTGATTCCGGCTGTACCGTTTTCGAACGCGGCATCTCCAATCGGCCTGTCGAGGTCATCGGATTCGATGGAGGATTCCACCGAGTCGATGCAGGCGGCTCTCCGCATGGTTTCCTCGGTATCGTACACGCGGACTTCCACGCTGACCTTGTGCGCGAACTCGGTCAGGTCGATGATGCACCTCTGATGGGGAAACAGCGTCTCAGGTTCCTTGGTCAATGTTTTCTCCGATTCTCGATGATGGCGACGGCCCCCAGTAGGAGCGTGAACAGGATGATTGGGATCGCGCTCATTGCCCGCCGTGAATGGTTTTGCGCGCATGGTTCAGCTGCTCCGTCAATGCGGGTGTCATTGCGGCCAAATGCAGCGAAGCGGTCAGCATGTGCACGATCATGTAGCTGGCCCACGCATTGCAGCAGGCGATCATGCCCTGCTGCCTGAATGGTCGTCATAGTTCCCCCTTGGCTTTGCGCGTGTAGTATTCCTCAGCGGTCAATAGTTCACGTGGGTGGAGGCATTCGACCATTTCGTGCCATGAATAGAATGTACGGCAATGACTCGCTTCTCCGTCGTACCATCCCACGCTTAACGGCTGAACGGGCTGGCCAACCCTATTGAGAACGAGAAGGATTCGACACCAGCCAAAAGAGGTTTTCAGCCAGTATTCACCTGAATCAAACGGCATGTAATAGCCAGCCAGCCCAATCTTCTTAGGCGCGGGACGGGTGGCATAGGCGAAACCGAGGAGCGAGACCACGAGCATAGCTGTCGGGCCTGTCTCGAACCAGTAACGAACTTTACCTTCATTGTCCCGGACTTTCCGCCCTCCCCAACCGGCGCAGACTCCAGAAGTGCCTACCTCAGCCTGACACTTGTTTTCCGTAAAGCGGATGAACTGGTACACGTTCGTACTGCCTTTGACGTGAATCAGGTCGCCGGGCTGTAGGTCTTCCCATGCGACGCGAATCTTCTTGCTCACCTGTGGTCCTCCTTGCCGATATCGCTGAATCGTGTGTAAAGCCGGTCGTTCACGACATACGTGTTGTAATCATCCTGTTGGATGTACCACCAGCGGTTTTGATGGCCGGCCTTCAAATACTCCTCGCACGTGTGGTCGATAGTGTTGTCGGGGTTGACCTTCTGCCTGAACGACAATTCATCAACCACGTTGCTATCGGCCACGAGACCGGCTATCCGGTCGATACGCTCCGGCGTGAAATCGGGAGTGACCACGTACACGACACGCACCTTCTGACCGTCGAACCATTTGCGGGGCAATGCCAACGCCACGTCATCGGACAAGCTCGTGGGACGCATGTGATACACCACGCGGCTGAACCTGACCTGCTGCATGACTTGAGCCACGTTGCGTCCGCATTGGAAGTAGCTGGTGTGCATCTCGGTTTCCGTAAGACAGTCTCCGGCCCTGCGTATCGCCTCCCGGTAGAAGGCGACACGTTTCGACGCTTCCGGCTCGCGCATGGGGAACAGGGGGTCTCCGCCGCCGCTGAAGCTCAGGAACCTCATGGGGTGGCGTTCGCTTTCACGGCTGATGGTCCGCAGCGTGGCCTGCATGTCTGTCACCGGCACGTTCAATCCGGTTTTCCTTACGATGCAGTAGGGGCATGTCCAATGACAGCCGAAATTCGTGATAACCGAATAATGTCCGTTCATTGTGTTTCTCCGATCAGTTGTTCCATTTCACTCACGTTGTCCTGCTTGCGTTTCAACGCCACGCAACGACGTATCCACTCGTGTTTGCGCTTATAGACGTTTGTTATCTCCACATTGCTCAACAGTTCGTTGCATGAGCAGACAAGCTGGGGGATGTCCGACTCCGAGTCCGTTTGCACGACGGGTTTCTCCCCGCAGGCGGGGCATTCGGGAACCGGCTCGTCAACCACTGCCTTCAACCGTCTGCAACCGGTATTCCACTTCTGAACACTCTCGTCTTCAAAAAACGAGGCGAACGAAAGGATGCTTTCGACGTGATCGCACCATTCCAAGAGCTGCCACGAGTCTTTTTCCAGCCAGTAGTCGCGGTAGTTGCGGGTGACGCACACATGCTTCAGTTTGGGTACGAGTCCGCAGATGGGGCATGGTTCCACTACCGGTGGTTCAGGTTCCGGTTTTTCGACCGGTTCCGGCTCCTCCAAGTGCAACAGTCGTTTCAGCCGGTTCACATGCCCCTCGATTCCATCGACTCGTTGAACGCCTTCTGAAACGCTTCAACACCGGCTCTAACGGCCTTTTCGACGGAACCGTCGGGCGGCGGCATCACGGTCGCGTGCGCGCGTGGCTGCATGTCGTCGCCTATGAACACGCTGTCCGGTTCCAGTTCGCCCGCCACCGGGACTTCCACGGTGAACGTGGCTAGTTGAAGCGCCTTGGAGTACAAGCTCAATTCCACTTCCGTGGTACCAAGATTGATGCTCATTGAGTAATCTCCCTGTGTCCGAGGAACTTGTTGACGAAGAACGTCTGACCTTTGCCCGTGACTTTCGGCGTCTTGTTGATGGTCGTGTGACCGTCCGAGTGAACCACGGTGGTTTCCTTGATCTCGAACAAGCCCAATTCCATAGATTTCTGCGTGGGCATGTTGCGAGAGCTGCCGGTTTTCATCAGCCATCCGTTGTCCCTCAGCCACGCGAACAAGCGAGTGCCGCCAATATCCACGCCATTGCCTTTCAGGACTTTCGCCAAGTCGCCCACAAGGATGCTGGTCTTCGAGGTTTCCACAGCGTCAGCGAACAATGCCTTGGGACGCATCCGTTCGACCTGTGCTTGGGCCTTCTCTTTTTCCACCCGCTCCTGTTTGATTTGCGTGGCAAGCCGGATAAGGAAGTCGGGTTCGGTGACTGCCTTTTCCAAAGTCGATTCGGTCATGTACGCGCCATGTTTGCGAATCGATGGCAGCACCTCATGCGTCACCCAGCGTTTGAACTCGCGAGCCTCGGGCTTGCGGCTGCGTAACACGAGGGAGTACAAGCCGGACTCGGACACGAAAACGGGTGCCTTGCCGCCGTTCTGAGCAATATCCGTACTACGGATATTGGTGATTTCATCGGCATCGAGGTATTCCCGAATATGGTTGGTGGCCGTACCGAGAATGGCGCATACGTCCGCTCCAAGGAACCACGGGTTGCCGTGTTCGTCGGTTAGGACACGCACCTGAATGCCGTTGAAGTCGAATGGTTGAATCTGATTGCTCACTTGTCGTCTCCTTCCTTGGATTGGTTTTGCGAAACCTGCATGATCTCCCACACGTCCGCGTCCTCCGACAGGCCGGACGCGAGACGGTAGAAGTCACTGAACCGGTAAAGCGGATTGCTGTACGCATCCTCGCCCTGCTGGGGCAACTGGCCTCGATGTATCCAACTACGCAAAGTGCTGCGGTTCACGCGCATTCCGCACGCCTTGATGATGTCCAACAGTTCGCCGCGGGTTCTCACCACCTCCGATTGGAGGAGACGTTTCACCCGTTCCGCCCTGATAAGGGCTACCGGCATACTGAAACCGCATTTCGGGCATTTCGCCGTCTCCGCGTCCGCATAGCAGGAAAGCTGACCCAAGCACTTGTCGGCGGGGCATGAGCCGTACAATACGGTTTCCCCGTCATCGTCCGTGAGAAAACGACGCAGCTTGCGTGTCAGACTGTGAACCAGTTCCGCGTACACGGGGGTGCTGGAATGCTCCACGAGTTTCGGATGATTGGCGATACGGTAAACCATGTCCGACAGTGGCGTGGACTCGGGCAGATTGATTTTCAGACTGCGCATCCACTCGTACAACGTGCCTTGCAAACCCGGATAACCGTGGTCATCGTCCGCGTACAGCAGATCATGCAGGGCTTCGCGCAACGGTGCGGGAGCGGTGCCGGATTGACCGCCGCCACCGTTCTTGTGCCCGTAGGCGCGGTTGATGCGATACTCGCACAGGTCGGGCAGACTGCGGTCCAACCATCGCAGGTCGCCGTTCAACTGGCTGGCGTGCTTGTCGCACAGGAGATTCAGATTCGGTTCGACGCCATGTCCGATAAGCGGTGACGGCGCGTCGGTGACGATATCCCGCCAGCAACCGTGGTAGCGGCAGAGCCTCGTAGTTTCAGTGGAAAAAGACAATAGTGACCTTGACCTTCGGTTTTTTTGAAGGTCTCGGACGTGTCAGCAACTCCCAATTATGCCATCAAACCGGTCATGATTCAGCCGGACGGCGTGTCGCCAGAACCTCGTCCAACGCCACGCCCAAACCCGGATTGAAACCACCATCCTCACGCCTGCGCTTGGGTTTCGCGGGCGGCAAGCGCAGCGGGTCACGCGCGGCCAACGCCACCCGTCGAGACTCGTCCGGGGAACGGCCCATCATGCGCTGCCGGCGATACAACCACGCCTGATCTTCCACTAGTCCCAGACGTTCGCACTCCCGGCCTATCTGCGCTTCGGACGGTTTCGCACCGTTGCGCAGCTTGCGGACGATGCCGTTGATGTCGCCGGAACCACACCAGCGACCCGTGCTGTTGTCCGCGTAGAAGCGTCGAACGGCCTCACGCGCCTCTGCTGCCGTGATATCCGAACGCAGTTCCGAATGAAACGCGTCAAGCTGAACATCATCCCACTGCGCGTTGCCGTGATGCGCGTTAATCAGCGACAACAACGCCGCCGCCTCACCCTTGCTGAGCATTGAGACCTCCCTGCGAGTATCGGGCACGCTCCTCCTCGGTCATGTACTGCCAGGTTTTCGCCATGTTCGCTTCGAGATTCTGCTGGCTGCGGGACTTGACCGGCTGGACTTGCCGGGCCCTTGGGGTCTCCGGTTTGGGTTTCTCCCAGTTGCGTGCATACAGTTCCCCGCCGATGAACCGGCTGAACGTCTTCACGAACCGTTCCTCGGTGGCCCCGACATACGCTCGGGTTTTGGCTTCAAGAAACTCGCACGGGTCAGCCTCGCCGGCGGCTTTCACGATCTTGGGCCATTCGATTTCCAACTGCATTCGAGCCTGAGAGGTCTTCCCGTCGAACCTGTTCGTCGGGTAAATACGCTCAAGACTGTCGAGCAGTCCATCGAAGTCAGGCTTTGAGGGGGTAGGGGGAGTTGAATTATCTTTAGATAATTCATTCTGGTGTTCTGGTGTTCTGGTGTTCTGGTGTTTGTCCCGATTCAGACGCGATTCAGCCGTCTGAAAGTCATCTGAATCGGAGGTTTTCGCCTTGTTTTTATTTTTACGGTAATTTTCAGCATTGCTTTCGCGCTTCTTTTGCACCTGTTCACGGCTTCGATTGTGTGCGAGATAGTCGTGAATGTAGTACCCGTTGTTCCCGTCCGGCTCGATCATGCCGACTTCGCAAAGCGCATCGAGTTCTGAATCGGTGATATCCAGCACGTAAAGCGCATCGTCTTCGCTGATATGACCGTCTGAAAGATTGTCTCCGCAGAACGTGAGCATCATTGCGAACGCACCTATCGCGCTCGGGCATGTGTGCCTGAGTTTTCGCACCTTACGGTTCATGTAGAAGCCGTTGACCAGTTGAACGTATCCTTTGCGTACCATTGTCATGCTCCTATCAGCCAGTACGTGTAATCGGGGAACACCATTTGCATGAACGCCCAGCAGACGCCATACGCTGCGAAAGCCGCTATCAATCCAAAGGAGAAAGCAATGATTATCGACGCGTCGTCGAATGCATCGTATAGGGATATATTCCATTTCCTGGGTAGGTAGCAGAACGCCTGTATCCCGATGATGAAGAACACGGCCAGTTCAATGAAATGCGCCAAGCCCACAACGCTCATTCCGTCTCCTTAAATCTTGTAGGAAGTTGTGGCGGCTTCGCCAGTCCGATGGCGTGCCGCTCGTCGCCGTGAGCAGCACGCCGTTGTCGTAGACTTTCCAGTGGCCGCTGCCGGAGCGTACCACCGTGTAGCCGTGCGAGGCTATCCAGTGCATGAGTTTCCGGTCGTCTCCGCGCGCGGTCATGCTTTGAGCCTCATCTTCAACGCGAGACCATTCTCATGCACGCTGCCCTTATCGAAGCCCATGAAACCGTTGAATAGTTCGTATTCGAGCAATACGGTGTCCACGCGGAACTCGTCGTACTGATGGTTTTTGATGCGTTCCATGACAAGCCTCATCGATGCGACGGTATCCCTGCGGTCGGCCTGTATGGGAATGAGATACGGCCAAAGATTCCATTCGCCCGGATGATCGTTCAGCCAACGGGCGAAATCAACGAGTTTCCTATCTTCCATCATTTCTCCTTAGGAGCGTTCCCTCACGATATAGTCCGGGTGTTCCCGGCAATAGTCGTATATCAGTTTCAACCATGCGATGGCGCTGTCCACGCTGCCCCAATAGTTCGGCGGATTGTATTTGCCGCGCAAAACATACAATGGTTCCAAGTAGATGTCTTTCAACGCCTTGTCGATACGGGCTGCGGCCTCCCCGGCCGTCAACCCGTCCAGGTCATGCTTAGGATGGACCTTGTAATCGGTGAAAAACGCGGATAGATTATACGTGTAGTTGAAATAATGGCCATGAGCGGTCCGCACATGCTCGCCGTCCCGTTCGCATACGTCAAACCATTCCGGTTCCGGCACATCCTTGTCCACTATGAACAGGTCGTAGCTCATTCTTCGTCTCCTTCGATGATTCCATGTCCTGCTATCAATGCGAGGGTCTTCAAGTCGGTAAGCACGGGCTGGTTGTCCATGCTTGACAGCGAGTCCAAGCCGAGACCCTTCTGCTTGAACACGACGAACCAGTAAGGTGCGTCCGCGTTACCCGCCTCAGTGCGACCCTCCTGCATCCACTCCTTGAGTCTCCCAGCGTAGGTGCTGTAGTTTTTGCACTCCAATACGACCGGCCGGCCGTGGATACGCAGACCGGTGATATCGCCCTGGTCTTTCGTGCCATGCAACACCTCACGGTGTATCGTCTGCTCGCTGTCACCCAACCGGGCGCGCAAATAGTTGACCACCTTGGATTCAAGCAGTGTGCCTTTGGCTTTCTGTCGGCTCATTCGTCCATCCACCATTCAGTCGGGTCATCGTGAAACTGGCAGTCCACGCAGTCCCCGAATACGTTCAAGATTCCTCCGCAGTACGGGCAATGCTCATACTGGACGGGCAGATAACTCGGTCTCATAATCAGAACTCCGGGTTGTCTCGTAGTCGTTTTTGCACGTCCCCGCGCATCTGCTCGATCACATCGACCCGAAGTCCGGTAGCCAAGCGAATCTCCTCTGCCGGACGGTTCGAGTCTTCAATGAGCAGTTGCCATGCTTTACTTTTCGCTTTGCTCAACATGAGCCCCCTTCTCCAAATTAGAGCTGATACGCACCCGATAGTCGGTGATGCTCCAAGTCAGATGGTTCAGTGGTCGCATTCCACGTATCCGATGCTCATGATTTCTCCTTGACCGGTTTGCAGTTGTGTGGCGCTTGTGAGATTCTGCTGGTCTGGCATGCGTATGATCGGCTGCCGTCGCGGAGGATGATGGTGTTCGCCGTTTCTTCAGCCCAGCCGAGATAGGCAACGAAGGCGAAGAACAGTACGAAGAACAGTACGGAGAACAGTACGGCAGCGGCGATGGCGAGTGTTTCGGCCTTGCCATAGCGACTCATTCGTTTACCGCCTTCCGCGCCAGTGCGAGTAGTTCCTTGGCTTGTCGGATATAGTCTTCCTGCCCTCCGGGGAAGCAGCCTTCGCGATACCATGCTTCTTCCTCGTCCTTTGCCGCATATTCGTCGTCATACCTTTTGCAGCTGTTCCAGAGGAGCCGTTTCGCCACGGCTTCGATCTCGGCGTCAGCCGGTGGCGCATTGCGGCCGCGCAGGTACGCTTCCTGTAAATCGTCCGTGTCGCAGTAAAACTGTTTCTTGACATGCGTTCCTTCCCAGTGGCGGGTCGGATACGCCTTCTCGGCTTCATCGTCCGCGATGCTCATTCCTACATCTCCTTTTCGTTGTTCCTGTAGTTCTTGCCTTTGCTTCTGTTTATGCCGCCCCATATGCCTTGCAGCGGGTAGCCGTTTATCAGGGCATGTTCCGCCGCGTACCGTGCGCATTCGCATATCGCCGGACATTGGGCGCAGGCCTTGAGCGCCAATCGTTCCTCGCTGGACGTGGTTGGGAAGAACAGGTCAGGGTCCATGTCACGGCACGCGGCCTTGTCACGCCAGCCGCCCAATTCAATTCCTTCTTCGCGTTTTGAGACTACTTACGCTCATGATTCCTCCTTGAGCGTGGCGACATATGCGATGGCCTTGCGTTCACGCTTCGCATACTTCTCGCATTTGCGTTTGAGGCGTTTGAGGCTCATGGCGTACAGGAAGTCTCTGAAGTTGCCGTCTTCGCAGATTTTGGCTTGATAACGGCCGCAGGTGCCTTCCGCGCCGATATGCGCGACCAAATGGTCTGTAAGCTGAATCTCGTTCATGCGTTTTCCTTTCGATATGGGTTTGGCGTGTATTCGGGCGGTTCCTCGCCGGGCATGGGGTTCATGTTCTTGAGGGCTTGGATATATCCGTTCTCCCATGCCTGTTCGGCTATCTGCCGGTCGTGTTCGTCTATGACGGGTTTGAAAGCCGCCAGCAACAGGTCTTCGCTGTACAGCTCGCCTTGTTCCCAGACGGAATCGCAAGCCATGCGCAGCAGTTCCCTGAAATCCTCGGGAATATAGTCTGGATGAATTGTTTCGTCGTGTCCGCTCATTGTCCGCCTCCCATTTCCTTCTCTCGCGCCATGATCTCCACGTCGTCGGCGAGCATCCTCAGCACGCCGGCGAGCGTGCCATACGATTCGGCGGTCGGATACACCGTCTTGCTGACATACACGTCCCACCTGTCGGAACCTTGATGATTGTCGGCCTTGAGGATAATGAGCGGGTCGGCGTCGATGAAACGACCGTCCTTCATGCCCCGCACTTTGAGCATCAGACGTATCGAATCCGCCTGCTCGCTCGTGTTACCCAAAATATCCAGAGTGCTCATCGTCCACCTCGCAGTTCCTTCTCCTCGTTCGCGATTGATTGGAGGATGTCCTCCAGGTCGCCGAGCTCGTTCCGGCTCAACCGGATGCGGCGGATGCTGTCGCCATCATGAGTGGCCAGCACCCATGAGCGGGTGCCGTTTCGGCCGTCTCCGGGAATCCAGCTCAGGGTCACATTCCCGCAGGAGGCACCTGTGACCATGCCGCACCGTCGTTCGATCTCCACGTCCGTCGCCTTCATCGTCTGCCTCCCAGACTCTCGCGAATCCGCTCCACATCAGCATTCATCGTCTGCCTCCGTGACTTCCTCGCCGACTGGTAGGGTGCGATAGATTTTTGTGATTCGCCACGTGCCCGGCGTCTCGTGGATATGCTTCACAGCGGCCTCATAGGAATTGAAAGTGACGGTCGGATACAGCATCTCGATAGCCGAATCGACCAGATATTCTTCCTTGGTCTCCAACTTCATCGTCCGTCTTCCTGACTCATGTAGGTCAACGTGAAGCATTTATCACCGTTGCATATGCGGTTCCAAGCGGCGATATTGTATTGCAACTGATACGGGGCGGGCTTCCGTGAACAACCTCCCTCGAAGCCGAGCCCGCAGACAGTGCAGCGGAACATCACGATAAAGAACGTGTATTCAGGCAACCACTGCACGCCGTCCCGCTCCCATTTCGCCTTGACCTTGCCCCCACAACGAGGACACGGGCTAATCCTGTGGAACCTCACCAGACTCACCTCCCTCAAGAGGCGCGTTCAAATCCACCTGTTCGATACGCGCACGCTCCTGTAAGATGTTCGCGTATGTCCCCATCGCGTACAATTGGCTTTCAAGGAGCTGGAAGGAGCACGCGGGCGTGAAGCCCAACGTGCCCTCCGCGTAGCCCTCAAGCATGTGCGCCAGCTTGCTGATACGCTCCTGCAATTCTCGATGTTCGCGGATCATCCGCTGCTTGTAATCACTCATTGGTTGTCTCCTTCGGTTTGGTTTTGTAATATCTTTCTCTTGGAGGTCATCAGCCTCCTCGATACGCTCGTAGTTGGGGTCATCCAACAATTCGACGGTATCGACGTAACTGGGAATGATGGGCTGCGTATCAGATGATTCAGCCGAGAACACGTGTAAATATGTTCGATGCGCGTCGAGTTGCATCGAAAGGCTACATATACCGTCCGTGTCTCTGGAACGCCGCACGAGCTTCCCTATGAATACGTCTCCGTTCTCCATTGTCACCTTGACTCGCTTATCGAGATTCTGAATCTCCATAAGGGTCTTACCTGCCCAGAATGGTTTCTCACTCATTGACAGCCTCCTTGGCTAGTTGTCGTTTACGTTTCCGCTTCGCCTCATACTGGGCGTATTTCTCGGGATGCTCCGACCTCCAACGGCGATGGTATTCAGCCATCTCACGCTGATGGGCGGCGGCATACTTACGAGCCGAAGCCCGAGCCTGAGCCAAATGCTCCGACCGGTACCGGCGTGCATACTCATTACGTTTCTCACGATTACGAGCGTTCCGCCGATTCGCCAGATCACGCAGATGCTGCGCATACTCGGGGTCGGTTCGACGCCGTTCCCTGACACGACAGTTCCGGCACATGCCATCCCTGCCGACCCGGCACATGCCACCGCACCAATCGCATTTCGGATGACGTTCAGTTATCAGGCCGGACAGTTCGCCGCCGTTCCGGCAATAGTCGATGAACTCCTCATCGGTCACGTCATCAACGTTCACAGCCACACCTCCCCATTAGTGAACCTGCTGAACAACACAGGGTCGAGCTTGTACAACGCCCGCCGAAACTGCGGGTCACGGCAGAACAGGATGAACAACAGGCTTACTGCTTCGGCGGTTCGCATCGCGTCCAACCTCCCTTATCGTCCAGAAGCACCCAACCATGTTGGGCGGTGAGAATCGGCACCAGTTCGGGGTGATCGTTGAAACCGCTCACGATGTACCCCAAGCTCATGGCCTCACGCGGATGGGCGTGAATCCACCCATGACATCCCGTATCGCCACTCCCACACGCCAAGATGAGGTTCGACGCCTCATGCAGTCCCGGCCACTTGTGTGACCGGAGTCTGCGATGATGCCGGCTGAAACCGCTCCAATGGAATGGTTTGCCGCAGCGGACGCACCGGTATTGGTCGCGTGCGTCCACCAAATCCTTGACGTGTTGGGACGGGTTAGATCTGCCCATTTCCGTATTCGTCCTGGGGTTGGCTCCACGGGTCCGTAGGCTGCTGATACTGCTGTTGCGGTTGCTGGAATCCCTGTTGCGGCTGCTGGAATCCTTGCTGATACTGCTGCTGCGACTGTTGGAAACCAGACTGCTGGGCCTTGGGTTTCGCGCTCAACACCGCAATGGTGCGGGCCGCGACATCCCAATTCTCATACCGTTTCCCATCCTTTTCCGACACTCTTTTGGACAAGCTGCCGTTCACAAGAACCTTCACGCTCATGTTCGGCTGGGACTTCAACTGGCGAACCTGATTCAAAGCATCCTTCGCCTGATTCGACAAGGGACGCACACCATAGAACTGAGGCTCCTTGTCAACCCACTGGTTCGTGTTCTTATCCGTGTAACCCGGATGGACGCTGACGTTGAGAATACTGGAATCCTGAAAATCCTTGATCTCTCCCGCATATCCGGTAAACTCGATGCTTGGTTCTCCGGCCATTACGCATTCCTCCTGTAATTGTTCGTCTTGTGTTTCTCCATGGCCCGCCTGTTGCAGACCAGCATGTGTGATTGGGCTCCGGCGCAATCAACGGCACCGCATGTGGGGCATTGGGGGAGCGTGATCTTGTCCCCGTGAGCCCACAGGCATCTGGCGCACTTGCAGCCCGGCCTCGGGGTGAAAGTCACTCGAAGCTCGCCTCCACCTTCGTGAACGGGAAACGATCATCCCGGACACTGGTCTTGAAGAACTGGCTGCGGGATTGGGACTGGCATGGGAAGGCGGGGGCGATGGTGCCATCATGGGAGAGCACCGGCATCCAACGTTTGCCGTCATGCTTCCACACCGATTCGGTGCGAGCCTTGTAGAAGCCCGGCTCCTTCGGAAGGTCATCCATCGTGTACGGTCCGCGGTACGCATATTGGAAAAAGTAGTCATCCACCCACCACCCGTCCGGAAAGCCAAGCTCCCCGATACTCAGGCACAGGGTCTGTCCGCCCATACGGTCAGAATCCGTCTTCTTCACCGTGTACTCGTTGCCGCTCTTCATCACCACTTTGTCGCCGGGGCGAACCTTCGTGATATCGGTGATACGCTCACGGAAAGCATCATCCACCAGTTCGATGGACTTGATACCGGAGTAAGGGACGAAAGTCGAGGATGAACGAATGGCGGGAGAAAGAGAGACGCAATGAGCAACGTTTCCCACCATGTCGAGCGTACTGGTCATCGTGTCGCCGTTATTCCACGTTATCTTGACACGCAGCCCTTCCAGCTCCCCGCAGGTCTTGCCTTTCCAGAACGGTTTCTTGCCATCATCTTCAGCCTGCTTGACGGATTCCGTCTCGGGCTTCGACTCGTACACATGCACGTTCCGAGCGGAACCGGTACTGTACCCATCGCCAAAATCCAAGAAAACCACGAGATTGCCTTCATCCTCGGTCTCGATGTACAGTGGCGGCTTATGGCCCATACTCATGATGAGAACGTCCACCATGCTTTCCTGGTTCTTCATCTCATGCAGTTCGCCCGCATAATGCCCGTCCGCATCATCAAACTCAACCCACATGCCCGGCTTCACGTCGTTCAAACCAATCTCACTGCTCACTGGGAGCCTCCTTAACCTTGTCGTTATGCTGTCGATAAGCGTCGATGAACCGTTGCGCCTGATATTCGGTCAACGTGCCATAAGCGACCCGCGTTTGCAGGACGTTGCCGATGAAACCGTTCTCCTGACCCACCGGAATCTTGCAGTCTTCAAGAATCCGGTCGATCTGTGTTTTCTGCTCGTCGGTCATACCCTTGACAGAACGCTTTTTGTAGCCGCTCGTCTCACCGTCATCATCCGTGGTCGCCAGTCCGAACGCGCCGCAAGTGCTGTATCGTCGCGCATACGTCAATGCGGAACCGAGGGCCTGCATGACGCTCATGCCACGCGAATCACCCACCTCGACCGGGATAAGACAATTACTGGCAATCCACTTGTCCGTGCCCTTCTTCCTGACGGCCGTATCCACATACAGGCGTCCGTCAACCAACTGGGTCGGCCATTGCAGGTCGAACCCCTGCTCGTCCACATAGTTCACGACCTGAGCCAGGGTCGCATACGTGCCACGACCGCCCCGAGCGTCCTTCTTAATTACCGCCATGATTCAATCTCCTCCTCTTCCTCCAACAGCTTCCAGTCGGGGAACACGACATCCTTCGGGTATTTAGGCAACCCGTAGGCCCTCATGGCCTCCAACGGGTCCTCCGTGTTGTCACGGAACCATCTGATGCCCTGCAAGGCGTGGTTTATCTTCGGTTCCGCCAGTTCGGTGATGATGGGCGAATCCTCCTGAATCTCGTAGCGCATCCAGTCGAACGGCGGGTTCTTCTCCTGCACGACGAACTCGAAACCCAACGGCCCCTTATATTCGGGCATCGTCAACCGGTAGAGACGCATGTAGAACGCGGCCTGAATGTGATACCCGTACTGCCAGCAGGAACGCTCGAACTCGTCCGGCGACTTCACCGTGGTCTTGTAATCACGGATACGCAGCACACCATCCGGGTCGGGAGTGGACGGCAACCAGTCCGCCTTGCCCTTAATCAACAATCCGGTATCAAGGTCGGCGGCGATCATCGCCACCTCCGGCTGACCATCCAGCTTCGTGAAGAAATCTCCAACCATGTCCCGCATGGCCTCGACCTTCTCCACATCATCGGGGGAAAGCCATACGATATCCTCGCCCTCATGCAGTTTCAATGTCTCCGCATACCTGGCTTTGCCTTCCTTGGTGCGTAGGTTCGGTTTCACCAGCACCTCGGGGCCACTGCCCAATATGAGACTGTGAGCCGCCTTCCCGAACTCGAACTGGGGGGAGGACGAATGCTCGCCGGTCAGATACTGCGAATACGCCAACGGGCTGACCAGATACTTCTTCAACGCGGTCTGGTCCACCGCGTCAAACGCGAAGTAATCGTCATCGGCCATCTGCTCGACGGTCATTGCCACTCCTTTCTTGCTTTGAGTGCTTCCTTGCCTAAAACCTTGATGGTGTCGGCCACCAAGTCGAGAAAATCGTCAACGTCCTCCACGTCGTAGACCTCTCCGTAAAGCAGGGAACGATACGTGCGGAACTTTCTATGCCGGACATCATTCGGGGTCAACATGAGAACCCCTCGACTGCATGGACAGTTGTTCCTCGCGTTCCATCAGGTGACTGTGACGCCAAGTACGCGACTTGCCCTGCTTATGAGAGGCCTCCGCATAATCGGCCACATGGTCACGGCCAACATCCCCGACGACCTTCGACGCCTCGTTCCAATCCGAGTACACGCGATCGTTCACGGCCACATACTTGTCAGCGAGATAACGGACGCAATCACCGAGATAACGGATGGCTTTGGCGATGGAGTTGAAATCAGATGCCATCAGTCGGCGTCCTCCGTCTGAATTTGAGCCCACGTTTCCTCCATGAGAGGCCGGTCGATCTCGTAGTAGATGTAGGTCTTCCCGTGCTTCGGCGGGTAGGAGCCGAACTTCATCTTGTAGTTCTCGGCCAGACGGGAGCCGAAATGCAGGGCGTTTTTCCTCATCGGCTCGAATCCTTTCGAACGGAGGAAGTCGCTGATGATGAGTCGCGGGGAGCCCGGTGTCTGTGGCGCGGGCTGCTGGTTCGGCGTATATGAGTCGAGTATCTGCCTCGCGCGGTGTTCGAGCTCGCCCTGCGGCAATAGTCCACGCGCCTCGTTGAGTAGTCTCATACGGTCGAATGGGGTGAGTTCCATGATTGTTTCCCTTCACTGGGCTTGATTATTTGGTTGTCCTTCTGCGCCGGTGCTGACACGTCCGAAACCCTTGTTTTGCTGGTTTCGACGCAGGACGCGAAGGGGTTAAATTTTTCTGAGCGCCAAGCCGGGAGTCGAACCCGGCGCACCTTGGAGAAGTCCATGACCATTGGAAGGCTTCGTAGGTGCGGCACCATGCGCTTGGCTGCCACCGGACGAGGAAGTAAAGGAATAAAGAACCCCGCCCGGAAGAATCATTTGGGTTGGATGAGGGTGTTGGAGCCCTCGGGTGTGACAATCAGCTGGTCGGCGTTCTTCAAAGCGTCGATGTAATGCTGCCGGAGCACGTTGTCGGTCAGGGAATCGTTCAGCACCTTGTTCGCGTCGGCCTCGCCCTGCGCCTTGATGCGCTTCGTCTCGGCCTCGACCTTCGCGGTCTCCTGCTCGTTCTTCGCCTTCTGCTTGGCGACCTCGGCGGCTTGGGCTTGCGCGTAGCTGTCGGTGATGGACTTCGGGTAGCGGATGTCTTGCACGGACACCTGTTCGACGGTCAGGCCGATGCTCTTCCATTTCGAGGTGAGCGCGTCCTGCACGGCCTTCGTGTACTTGCCACGGTCGGTGAGCATCGTGATCGTGTCGAACTTGCCGGAGGTTTCACGGGCCACGCTGCGCAGGTCGTTGCCGATGTAGTTCTGCGTGAACGTGGTCTGCTTGCCGTATTCCGAGTAGAGCATTTCGGCGGCGGACGGTTCGAGCGAATAGTTGACCTGAATGTCGATGTTCGCGCTGGCACCGCTACGGTCGTTGACCGTGATCTCCTTGCCTTCCGCGCTGCCGCCGTCGTACTTGTAGTCGGTGTCCTTGAAGAAGTTGATGAGGTTGTTGCGCGTATCGTATTTGATGACCGACTGCCACGGCGCCTTCGCATGGAAGCCCGCGTTCTCCGCATGGCCGGCGACGGAGCCGCCCATGTTGCGGATGACGGCCACCTCGCCTACGTCCAGCGAGTATAGGCATGCCGGAATCATCAACAGTGCGGCGACGATGATGGGAATGAAGCCGAAACCGGCTCCGTCGCCACCGTTGGCGAGTGCGACGGCTATCATGCCGACTCCGATGAGCAGGAGTATTACGGCGAGTATGAACCAGATCATTTTTGTGTTCCTTTCGACAATGCGAACGAGAGCATGACGGGCGAACAGCACATGAAGCCTGCGAGAATACTCCACGGGCCCGCATAGGGTTGCAGTGAGAGAATCAGGAACCCTGTCGCCGCCAACGTCAGACAAGTGATTGTCTTCGTGTTCTCATGCCGGCGTCGGCGTTCGTCCATGGAATGCTGCCAGCCGGAGCAGTGAGCCCCATACGTTTTCCTGTTCATGACAGTCCTTTCCTCGTGGCCGGACTCGGATTCGAACCGAGAACGTCCTTGCCGTCACCGTGTTTCTGGTTTCTGAGAGATGGATGACGAGTCCTATGGTGTGGCGGCGATGGTGCGTGTCCAGACACCCCGAAGGGTTCCGGCCGATGGTTGCCGCAGCAGATCGCAGTATGGTATTTATTTGCCTGTAGTCGATAGGTGGATAAAAAACGACCCACTGCGGCAAGACTTGTTATTCCTCGTTCTTCTCGTCGGCGCAGTCGGCCAGGTCTTCAAGGGCCTTGGCGGCGAAACGCGCTTGACTTGGAGTGAGGGGACGGGCACCGTGATCGGTGTCGATTTCCGCGTTGATTAGACCATCTTCGGTGACGTTGCCGGTGAAGTATTCACGGGTGCGACGTTCCTCCACAACGAGCTTCTGGGAGAGGTTACGATTCTGACTAAGCATTGTTTTCTCGATTCGAAGAGGAGGTGATTTTTATGGCTAGTGAAGCGGAGAACTATGCAAGTTCCGCTTGCGATGATTTCAATGCAGCAGCAAGGCTGTCAGCTGACCCAGCTCAGCGGAAGATGGCGTACGGTCTAGCGAATCTCGCGGCTGCAATCGTCCATATCTCTCGTGAAAACGCCGTGCTGCAATCTCAGTTGCAGCAAACCCGTTCGTGAGGCGGCTGGCGTTCATGTCGCTACGTGGGTCTGACTGGGGGGAGCCAGTCAGTCTCGCGTGGCGGCGAGTCCAAGTTGGGGTTTGATAGACACTCATGCTGTTGCCTCCAATACAGGAGACTCAGAAAGACGCTGCTCAGCTTCTGGCTTGGGAGACTCAGAAGGGGGAATCGACCGCATAATCTGTCGTTCCTCTTCTGCGGCAATCGCGATGTCAACAGCAGAGCCCCAACCGAGGAGAGGGGCAATGCGGTCCATTACCTTGGCGTTCCAAGAGCTTTTGCCGGTCATGTAATGACTAAGCACTGTCTGGTCGATATTCAGTTCGGACGCGAGCTGATACTGCTTCTTCTTGATTCGCAGAAGGCGTACCGATATTGCCTGCGAGATGAATGCGTTGGTGTCCATGAAGTCTCCATATCTTATATACGATATTTAACAATGTGTTTGTACCGTATTCCGATTTGCTGGTTACAACTATATATCTTATTTAAGATATGTCAAAGAACGACACGCCCGACAAGATATGTTATATGAGATATACTGTTTGTTATGAACGCAAAAATCTCAAACACAGATATCGCAATAGGTGCATACCTTGACGCGAGAATGAAGGACAAGCATCTCACTCAGATGGATATCGCAAAAGCGATAGGCAGAAAGGCCCAGTCCTATGTCAGCGATCGGCTGACGGGAAAAAAGTCATTCCTGATTTCCGAGCTGGATATCATCGCGCCGATGGTCGGACTTCCTGATTCCCTTGCCCTCATAGCCGCTTCGGTAGGCCGCAGGCGAGTCGAATAGTGTTAGACTAGCTCATGTCGCGCCTCCTTCTGGTGGTGTGGCAATGCTGAGAGGTTCGCCGGTTCTTCGCGGGATGGGCGGACCTCTTTTTCGTTCCCGTTGATTCGAGCAAGGTTCATCTCAGACGGCGGTTCCGTCAATCCGATAGAACATTTGTTCGATTGCATGATTCTGATTATGCACCAGATATTGGATAATCGCAATTCAGATGTTCTCCGTTCAAGCCAAATAATGATAGTATCGCTCATACGGAGAGAATGGGTTTCGGCAAGGGGACGTGGTGTCTAGTCAATCAAAAACATACGAATGCTCGCCACAACTGATTAAGACGGCAATCGATTCCCTACTTAAATCAGGGCCGTATTCTCCTCTCGTCTTGGTTAAGCAAGGTACTGATATAGGAGCTCGCTCGTCCTTTGGAAGCAAATTGCGGATAAGGGTGAAAGATCATGAGGTCATCGTCTATCTCATCAAAGAAGGCAAGGATGGAGACAGAGTTCTTAGCGTGTTCTTCCATGACCTGAGCAGAAGAATCTCCCAAATAGAGAAGCATCAGGTGAAACAGCAGGCGAATGCCGCCAAGACTCAACCCAGCACCACTAAGCCCGCGTCTTCTACTGCCGCGACTGAGGTTAAGGGGTCGAAGCCGGAGAAGGATGATCTTGTCGAGAAATCCATTGAAGCCGCGAGTCGTGCAGTGAACAGGATTCCGGCACCGCTTTTCGCGGTATTCATGGTGCTGGCATTGGTATTGGTCGCGCTAATCGCCTTCTTCATGGGCTGGCAAGGCGGATACGATTCTCGTGATCCGGTGGAGCAGCCCGAATACGCGAAGATGATCGACGCCCATAAAGAGGAAGTCCGGAACCTCAACAGTAAGATATCTGACTTGCAGTCAATTGTGATTGACAATCAGAAGCGGATAGATGAGCTCAAACCCTACAAGGATGAGTACGACAGCAAGAAGGCTGAACTCGATAAAAGGCAATCGGATTTGGATAGCCGGTCATCTGAGCTTGACTCACGCGAGAACGCGGTAAAGCAACGGGAGGACGCCGCGGCAGCGGCTTCGACGTCAACCAATTCGGGCTCATCTTATTCCTCCGACGACTCCTCGACCGGTTGGGCGTATTACAAGAACTGTTCAGCAGCGCGAGCTGCCGGCGCCGCGCCATTGTATCGGGGCCAGCCGGGCTATCGTTCGTCATTGGACCGTGACGGTGACGGAATTGCCTGCGAATAGCACTAAATAAGTAGAATATGAAGAACCAACCCAATGAAGAGAAGGGGATAATAATGAGCGAGCCACAGCAACAACCCGTACCGGCCCCATCGCACAAGACTGAAGGCAAGGGTACCGTCACCCTGAAATGGTGGCAGCTTCTGGTTGCGGCGATTGTCGTGGTGGCGCTGTCGGTAGGAGTTGCCGTTGCCGTGAACACAGCAATCCGCAATAATACTGATGAAGCCGCCTCGTCCAAGGACTACAAGAAACCGGAAAAGGCAAAACCTCAGCAAACGGAGAAGCCCAAGACAAGCAGCCGAGGCAACCTCATCAAACGAATAGGCGACACTGCCAGCATCTATAAGAGTCAGGCAGACAAAACCCTACTCGCTTCATGGACCGTAACCAACATAACCCTTGACGCACCATGCGTCCCGGCTTACGAAGGAGCTGAAACAAGCCCTGCAAACGGTCATTTCGTCGTTCTGGACATCACCGTTGAAACAACTTCCGATTTTGATTCGGATTCCTATGGGCCTTTGGGACTGGGCGCTCCCGGCTATTGGACGTATATTCAAAATGATGGCACCCAGTGGAACGGCAATCTCGATGGAACCAGTTCAAAGATAACAACCTACACATGCCTACCCGAAAATCAGCGGCTTCCCCAGATAATAGGCCAAGGGGTGAAGGCTCAAGGCAAGGTGCTGTTTGATCTTCCGTCAACGGATGGATACTTGGTCTATGGCAATGAGAGCGGACATGGCTGGGAATATCCTTTAGCTGGACATGCCAGTGCCTGATTCCACAGCATAATGGCATTAATGGTCCCGTCTTCCTGTATCGGAGGACGGGACCATTTTGTATACCACTACAATATGATGGTCAGGTGTGTTTCCTAGTGGAGGGCCATACCTCATGGTTCGGGTCCCACCAGAGAATGTGAAACTCGTTGCCTACAAGGAAACCGTACAGGCGTTCGGTTCCACCCAATCGGAACCGGGCCAACGCATCGCCTTCGCGTTCATAGTATTTCGCCAGCCGGTCCTGTGGCGTCTGGTTGGGGCATTGGGTGAAATCAGGGTAGCAGGTGAACGCCTGATATGAGGGGCTAATGATCTCGCCCACCGTGGCCTTTTCGAAGTCACGCATCTTCAACAGCAGCAGCCGATGCTCCTCGTCGCTCATGTGCGCGAGCGACCATGGGCAGTCGGCCTCAAGGTCAACGCAGTCGAAACGGAATACGATGCGACGGTTCACGGAATCCTTGGGAATCTCCGTGGCGGATTCGGGGACATGATAGCTTTTCGCCACGTGATGCGCGGGCACACGTTTTGAAGAGCTCGGGGCTTTGGCCTTGATGCTCTTGGTTTTGCTGCGGTGGCCCACTAGTCGGTAAGGCTCCCATAGTATTCGGCCATGGCCGCTTCGGTTATCTCGGTGTTGCAGATGGCTCCCTGCGGGAGATCGCCTCGCGCATCCCTCCACGGGCGTTCGCTGTGGGTAAGCTCGCTGAGCTGGTAGGCTCCCATTTTCCCGTAGGCATTCAACACCGCGTCTATGGTGCTGGTGCCGTCTTCGTCTATGTTCGACGGGTCGCCGTGAATATCGCCGCGCGTGATCTTGAACATGCCCTTGTGCGCATGGTATAGGTCGGGGCACACCGGGCCGTTGGCCCATGCCTCGAATCGCTCGGGGAACAGACGCCGTTCATCCCATACGAGGGACCATGCCTGTGAATAGTAGCAGAGCTTTTCCAGCTTCATGGTGGTCATGACGCCGAGCTTGTCCAGCACGTAAGCGGCCACGTCGAATATGCTTGTCATGGTGCGCCTCCGTAACGTTCCTTCCGCTGGACATTCAAGGTGATTAACTTACTCTTCCATTGTATGGCCGGCAAGTTTCGGCGCGCCAGTTCACGCCTTCCATTCGATCTGTTTCAGGCCGAGCCCGTCGCTTATCGTCTCCATGCCTCGCATCAAATCCTCCACGGGCACGGTGCGGTAATGCTCGCTCATGGCTATGCTCGAATGGCCGACGATGCGTTGGATGATGCCGGGATCAACCTTCATATGGAACAGGAGCGATACGACGGAATTGCGGCATTCATGCCCGTACCGGTTCTCGTAGTCGGGTATGCCCGCCCTGCGCATGAGGTCGCGGAAACCGGCCCTGTCATCCAACGCGGCCAACGGCATACCCTCGCGCGTCCTGAATATCAGGTTGTACGGGTTCGGGATGATATTCTCCGTGGCCTCCAGATACCGGTGCACGACGGTGCCCAACTGGGGGATTATCGGCACGACCTTGCCTCTCGCGGACTTCGGCGGCGTCAAAGCGTACCCCTTGCACAGGTGTATCATGTCGTATCCGTCCGGCACCCTCCACCGGTATCGGGGGCAGCTCGAAGGCCGTTTGAAGCCGCACGGGTATCTTCCGTCCCTGCCGGGCTCCCCACACCCATGCTCCTTGTCGAGGCTTTCCAGTTTCCAGTTCACCGTGTAGGTGCCTATCCATATCTCGCCGCTGTCCGGGGTTTCCAACGTCTTGTCCCGCCACAGGTCGAGATCGTCCAACGTGGCTCCCAGTATCTCCCCCTGCCTCATGCCGGTGAGCAGACGCCACCATTGGCGTGCCCCCAGAAACAGGTCGTCGGAGGACGCTTCGAGCATGTCCTGCATCTGCTCCACGGTGAACGCCTTGCGGTCCTGCGTGCCGCTGCGCCTGTCCGCCGACACGGCCACGGGCCCGTTGATGGTGCGCCGGTCCCCGGCCAATCCCATGTCCCTGCGTTTCGGCCTTGCCGCGCTGGTGACCGGACTGGTGGGTATCAGCCGGTCGGCCACCGCCGCCTTGAATATCTGGTTAAGGATGTTGTAGAAGCCAAGCTGCCGGTTGTACGAGCATGGGGTGCCGTCGAGGTTGCGCATGTTGGCTATCATGCGCTGCACCGCCGAGGCGGTCACTTCGCCCAGCTTCTCGTTCGCGTACTTGCACAGGTGCACGCTTATGAGGCTCGCATAGTTGTTGATGGACTTGGGTTTCAGGTCGCGTCGTTTCAGCTCGAACCAGCGTTCCGCGTACTCGCCGAGCCGGGTGGCGCGGTCTACGCCCATGCCCCATTCGGTTTTCTCCTTGAGGGCTTCGGCTATTTTCCTGTCGCATTCCTTGTAGGTCTTGGCGGACACCCATCGGCCGTCCACCTTGGCCTGCCAGTTCACGTATGTCTTTACCGTGCCGTCCTTGAGTGTCTTCCGCTGCTCGTGGCGGATGGGGTAGACCGCTCCGGTTTTCCTTATCCTAGGCAT